CCAATAGACTCCAATGAACCCCAATAGACTCCAATGAGCAGCAAAAAGGTGGACAGTTGTGGTTAGTTGTGTATACTTGTAGCTAGGTGTTGATCTTCCCTCCTGTTTTAAAAAAACAGCACCTTAAGGCTTCTGGAGCTGATCCCCTCCAGAGGCCTTTTTTCATGTAAATAATATTTGACAAACGTAGTACATTTGCTATAGTTATTGTAAGTTACATATTTATTCCATCACAAGCTAGGAGCAGACGATGCCTAACATGATTCTGACAATCCCAAATGACAAGATTGGTGATGTTATTGCCCAATTAGTAATGAAGGGCCTGACATTTACAGCCACGACCAATGAAGATACCACCACTATTGAATTGACCGGTGGTTACTAGGATCAAAAGCTAGGAGCAGATGATGACTACACATAACGCACAATTAGTTGAAGAGTTTGTAACGATGATCCCTTCGATGCCTGGAAAGAATCAGGGCTTTGCAAAGTCCATGGCAGACCAGTTCAAGAAGAAGGGCTCACTGTCTGAAAAGCAGTGGTATTGGGTAGAGAAGCTGTTGAGAGAAGTGATCTCTCCGCCTGCCCCACCAGAGGCCGTACAGGTTGGAAAATTCTCCAAGGTGTACGAGTTGATGCACAAGGCCAAAGAAAATCTGAAATGGCCTAAGATGCGCCTGCAGATTGCAGACCCCAGTTACACCCCGTTGTTTGAAGACTCAGAGCCTGAGTACCTGCCGGTAGTGTTTGGTATGAGTGGCAAGAACTCCAAGCGTCCTGGTACCATCCATATGACAGATGGTGGACCCTTTGGCGACAACAGGTTTTTTGGTTGGATCGGTGAAGATGGTAGTTGGACCCAACCACAGAACATGGATGACAAGGTAGCTGCTGGCCTACGGAGCCTGCTACACGCTTTAGCAGAAGATCCTATGAAGACCCTCAGCGAGTATGGTTCCATCACTGGAAACTGCAGCTGCTGCGGATCAGGCCTTACCTCTGACAATTCAGTAGCCATGGGGATCGGCCCGGTATGTGCCAAAAATTACGGTCTACATGAGCAGTGGAAGAAAGCTGCCAAGACCATGGGCCTGAAAGTTTAGTTATTGCACTTGAGTGCAGGAGGGGATATGAATGCTTGGAGGAGTAGGTCAACGGGGCAATGGTTGACGGTGGATCAGACCAGGACCCATGTTAAAACGCAGGACTCTTATCGTATGGTGGATGATATACATCAGGCTTATGTGGGGCGTATTCCGAACAGGGTTATGTCTGCCTACAATTTGATACCGGTGCTGGTGACTGTCACCCGCGCTGTTAAAATCATGGATTAATCCCAGGAGAAAGAAATGGCTGTAACGATTATTAAGAAAGAAACCACAGAGCAGAAGAATGTTACTCACTCTGTAAAAGATGCGCTTATGCATGACCTGCAGGCAATGGTTCCAGACCTAGTGTTTGCACTGGATAAGGTGGCGCTGTCCAAGGCTAATCTGAAGGTTCTGAATGCGAATCTGAAGAAGTTGGAGACCCCATTCCAGGAGCATGTAGCTGCGCTTGATATGGAACCAGAACAGACTCTGGTAGTTGATAGCGATGAAACAAGTAGCTCTATTGAAGTGGGCAAGATACCCAAGAAGCGCACTGTAGAAGACAACGTAGCCATCTTTAAACTGCTGAACGGTATCCAACCAGACTTAGCTTTTGAATTGATGGCGTTCAAGCTTACTGATTTGGACAAGTATTTGAACCCGAATCAGCTGGAGCTGGTATTGAATACCACGTATGTAGGTAAGCGTCCATTGAAGGCCCTGGATAAGAATGGATAAACAAAAGATCCAGCTGTTGTTGGGGGCGTTGAGGATAAAGGGGAGTCAGGTAGGTGACTGGATGCAAGCCAGCTGCCCGTTTGCCCCGTTCCGGCACAACAATGGGACAGATAATCATCCCAGCTGGGCCGTAAGTATTGCCGAGAACGGGGAAAGCCACCATGCCTGTTACAGCTGCCGGTCTCATGGGTCTATGTTTGAGTTGGTTATGGACCTTCGCAGGCTGTACAAGAAAAACGAAGTCCCGGCCGATGCAGATTGGAAGGCGGCGGTGGAGTTGTCTTTGGAAGACGGGGAGGATGCCTTAGTTGATGACTTTGATGATATGGAGACCAAGAAACCCACCCTTACCCTATTCCCAGAAGTATGGGTAAAAAGCTTCCTACCCGGCCACATGCATCCGTATCTGAAAGAACGTGGGATTCCACAGGGTATAGCACATGAATTGGAGTTTAGGTATGACTCTGATAAGCAGAGGATCTGTCTGCCGTCCAGGGACAGGTGCGGCCGGTTGGTTGGGTTTTACGGTAGGGATGTAACTGGGCTGTCTGACTTAAGGTATCTGACGTACAAGTACCAAGGGGGTTGGAACCCTCACCATTGGATTGGGGAAGACAAGGTGTCCTGGGACGACCCTGTGATTCTGACAGAAGGACCTATGGACTATGCCCGTGGGTATCTGACCACCAAGCAGATGTTGGCTTCAAACACCTCAGCTGTGACGTACAAGAAACTTGATAGGCTGAAAGATGCCCCTATGCTGATCACCATGTACGATCTGGGTACCGGTGGAGACAATGCCAGAAAGGAAATTACCAAGTGGTCCATGAAAAACAAGGTGCCGCTGCTGAACCTGATTCCAGACACTGTGTACGGGGATTTGGGGGCGACCCCGCCAGAAAGATTCGCTGAGATGTTGGACTTAAATATTTGACAAACGTCTATACATTTGTTAAAGTATTAATGTCCAGATGGACAAATAATGTATTCTCTAGGAGATACCAATGGCTGTAAACAAGACGAAAAAAGATAAACCCTCATGGATGAAAACTGGCAAGTCTGCCAAAGATACGATGCACAAGGAAGACGCAGCAGAACAGAAGCGGAAAGAAGAGCAGGGCAAGTTGTGGCGGTTCTGGATGCCAGAAGGCAATCAGACTTCAATCACTTTTCTTGATGGGCATTTGGACGATGATGGTGTCCTGGATATGCTCATGTACTACGAGCACCAAGTCTTCATGAATGGCCGGTGGACCAACTGGTTTGTGTGCACTGCGGAAGAAGAGCCCTGTCCTATTTGTGAGGGAGGCAATAATCGTTCTCTGGTAGGGGCGTTGACTGTAATCGACCATACGGAATTTACCACGAATAGTGGTGAGCATAAGAAGGACGTGCGTAGATTGTTTGTTCCTAAGCGTCAGACCATTAAGCAGTTGCAGATGATTGCTGCCAAACGTGGAGGGCTGGCAGGGGCCACCTTTGATGTGATGCGTACCGGGGATAAGTCTCCTGGGTGCGGTAGCGTTTTTGATTTCACGGAGAAGAGAAGCTTTGCTGAACTCAAAAAGCTGTACCCTGAGGCCAAAGACGGTATCGCAAACTATGGGGAGGAGATCACGTACATGCCTGCCGATAAGTTGCGGGAACTGGGCTTTGGCTCTACTCCTGTTGGTGGTGAAGAAGCCAGTGATTCAGCCTCTTATGACGAGGATTTGTAAGGCCTAACCGTGTGCCCCCTGTTATGGGGGCGCACTTAAGTGCAAGGGATCAGAATGCTGCGAAAATATAATGAAATTCCTGTTATGACTCATGCAGGTGCAGTGTATGAGTACAATGAGCAACTGGCAAAGAAGTTTACAGTGTTGTCCACTTATGATGATGAAGTGGAACTGTTTAAGATACATAAGACAGTTGGTGGCAAATCCTGGATTTGGTTACCTAGAGCCTGCTGCCCTTTGGGAGAAGATCGTAGGAATCTTGGTACGATAGTTGATTTTAAACTACATTTCAAACCCAGGAATAAGGAGCAAGCCAGGGTAGTAGCAGAAGCTTCGGATCTTTTGGCAGCAGAAGAAAGTTTTATAATCAGAGCACCAACCGGTTTTGGTAAGACGGCTATAACCATGCCTTTGATTGCTGCTGTGAGCCGTAAGACTCTGATAGTGGTTACTAAGGAAGATGTGAAGGTTCAGTGGAGAAGGGCTCTGAAACAGTTTTTGGGACTGTCTGACAATGATATTGGGTACATCCAAGGTGATGTGTGTAGTGTTGCTGGTAAAAAGGTTGTTATCGCTATGATTCAATCTGTTTGTAAGCCTGGACGATATCCCAAAGGAACCTTTGATGCTTTTGGGCTTGTGATTCCAGATGAAGTACATAGGTTGGGAGCAGATAAATTTAGTCAGGTAGCATGGCAAGTACCGGCGCTGTTACGGTTGGGGTTGTCTGCTACCCCCAAGCGGCAAGATGGTAAGGATATAGTATTCAGGAGTCACATTGGTCCTGTGCGGGTAAAGACAGACTTGGTGCCTATGGTACCAAAGGTAATAGTGGTTAAGAGTAATTGGAAGCCACCTTATAAGATAAAGATTTCAGCTGGTAGGACCATGCATGTAAATAAGATGCTGGCACGGTGTAGGGACAGAAACAATATGATGGCTAATTTTATCCAGCAGGCTTATGAGAAGGGGCGTAACATCGTTTTCTTTTCAGATCTGCGGGACGGGCATTTGTTACCTATGCAAGATCTGTTATTAATGCGAGGGATACCCGGTAAGGATATTGGGTTTTATGTGGGGGGATTAACGGAGCACCAGCAGGACGTAGCTAAGGCTAAAAGAGTAGTGTTGACGACTTATAAGATGTGTTCGGAGGCAACCGATGCTCCATGGTGGGACACAGGTGTTTTTGGAACACCTAAGTCAGACGTAACACAGATTGTAGGGCGGGTTATCAGGGAATACCCAGATAAGCCAACCCCGATCATATTTGATGTGGAGGATGTATCACTTCCACTGTTTAAGGCCTACGCTAAAAAACGATTAGGTTTCTATCATAAGCTGGGAGCTGAGGTTGTCTTTCGCTAGGAGTAATTTATGGGTAGAAAGAAACAATACGATGACGGTCTTACGCCATATCAGAGATGGTATGCCAGGAACAAAAAGGCACATAACAAAAAGCGTAGGGATAAGTATCAGGAAGATACTGACTATCGTGAAAAGAAGATTCAGGAGGCCAGGGACTACCGTAGTAGTGTTCGTATGCCAGAACACCATCTACAGATACAGACGGAAGAGGGTGTTCGGTTTGTTTATCAGATACAGGTGGCGGCTGATTGGGCTGAATGTACGGTAGAGGAATTAGACTACTGGAGGAAGAAAGGGTTGTTGGGGGCTCCTCTGTATTACGGTAAGGAAAAGGTGTATTTGAAGAGGCATATGCTGGTCATACATAGACTGGTTGCTTTGTTAAGTCAGGGGTCTATGGATAAAGAATCTAGGACTAAATGGAAGTCTTACCTTTCAGAGGTGTGGGATGCCCGTGCCAGATAATATAACCATCCAGGTAGGGAAGGCCACCATTAGTAAGGTTTTTAAATCAGGAGGGCAAGTCGTGTCTGAAACAGAAAGTAATGAAGAGGTAGGTGAATCTCAATTGTACAATCAGCCTACGTGTAATGTTGGTGTGTCTGTTGGAGTCACCAAGAACACGGGTAACTTCAATAGCCTTAAGATCCAGGTGTCGTTGCATATGCCTTGTTACGTGGAGGAGATAGATCCGGTATATGAGTACACCAAGGAGTGGGTTGATAACAAGATGGATGCCATTGTAGCCGAGATAGAGGAGTAACCATGTCTAAAGCTGCTGACGTAGCCTCAGAGCTACAAAAAAAGTTGGGTGAGACCGTTGTCACCACTGGTGAGTATTTGGTGGATGTAGAACGCATACCTACAGGGGTGTTCCCTTTTGACTTATCTTGTGGGGGTGGTTTTCCAAGGGGTAAGGTTTCCATAGTTTATGGCCCTGAATCGTCAGGTAAGACCAACTTGTTTTTGTTGTCCATTGCTTTGGAACAGAAGTTGAACCCACACATGGAAAACGTGTTTGTGGATGTGGAGAACAGCTTTGATCCCTCCTGGGCCAAGAAGATGGGGGTGGATGTAGACAAGTTGCTGGTGTTGCATCCAGATCATGCAGAGCAGGCTGTTGATATGGTGGATGCCATGTTGCAGGCTGAGGATGTGTCGTTGATAGTGGTGGATTCACTGGCAGCAATGATCCCGCTTAATGAGCAGGATAGTACGGCTGCAAAGGCGCAGGTTGGTGGGGCCAGTGCGTTGATAGGAAAGTTGATCCGTAAGGGTGTAAGTCAGCAGTCTAAAGAGAAGCGCAAGGGACATTACCCTACACTGCTATTGGTGAATCAGATCCGTATGAAGATCGGGGTCATGTTTGGTAGCCCTGAGACCATGCCTGGAGGTAACGCTATAAAGTTTGCCTCAGGCCTTACTGCCAGGATATACGGTAAGAATGAGATGTTGGAGAGCATATCTAAGACCATGCCTGTATTGAAGGAGACTCAGGTTGTTATCCAGAAATGGAAGGTGCCTATTGTAGCGGTGAACAGTAAGTACAAGATGTGCATGATTCCACACAATGGAATGGTGCCTGGAGATGTGAGAGATAGGGGGACAGTGGAGACGTACCTCAGGGATATGGGTCAGATCGTAAAGCAGGGGGCCAAGTGGTTTTTCTTTGGCACGGAGTATAAGACCCTGACGGCTGGGTTGGATGCCCTGTACGCAGATGAAGAGGCCCTGACCTACGCTAAGCAGATGATTATAGATGGTATGGTTAGCAAGATTCATGGATTACCCACGGAGTTTGATGATGTGGAAGAGAAAAACAACAAAAAATAAGAACCCCTTTGTCCCCGGCAATGATTCGGACCATGGTGGGAACTCAGAGGTACGGGTTGCGGAAAGTTTAGGTGCAGAGACGACTATGGCTAGTGGTGCAATGCCGGGGGATAAAGGTGATTTTGACTTGGAGGCCGGGGAGCATTATTCCTTTAAAGGTGAGTGTAAAGCCACCAGGAATGAAAGCATGTCCCTTAAGTTGTCTTGGCTACATAAGATAAGATTGGAGGCCTTGGAAGTTAATAAACTACCTTGCCTTACAGTGTCGTTTGTAACCCCAACTGGGGAGGCGAAAGACAATGGAGATTGGGTGCTCGTACCGGCTAGAGTATTCAAAGAAGTGTTTACTAATAATGGAGATAATGATGACTGCGATTAAAAAGCTACAGGTGTACCAGACCTCTGATGGGTCTGTTTATGAAGATGAGAACGAGGCTCTACGACATCAGGCCATGTTGGACTCAGGGGCTAGGGTGGACGATTACCTGAACGGGTTGAAGATCAGTGAGCAGGCCAAGGCTAGACGCAAGACCACCATTCTGGAGTGGGTTGCCTATGAAGCCGGGTTGCCTGTGGATGTTGGGGAAGAGGATACGCCTAAGAAAGAGTCCCCGGGTGCTGCCAAGAAAGAGGATGCTAAAAAGAAAGCTGCTGAGTAATGAAATTTGCTAAGAAGCTGTCGGAGCATATGCCCAAGGAAGGGCTTAAGCTCCATATACATCGGTTGCTGGCTGGGTGGGACAAGCCTAGACCAGTAACGCATATTCATGCCAGTGATTTGACCAAGATGGATAAGAACACGGAGTATTGTCCCCGGGAGTTTGCACTTCTCCAACTCACAGGGTACAAGGCCAAGGACAGGTTCATAGGTACCAGTTTACAATACACTTTTGATATGGGCAGGCTATTAGAGCACCAGATGCAAAATGTGTATGCCAAAGATATAGCCATAGGTGAATGGTTATGTTTCCACTGCAGTAAGAAGACTTCTTTTGGGAGCCATCCCGGTACTTGTACGGTGTGTAACCGTAAGGATTGGAACTATATTGAGCCCAGATTTATGTCCCAATATTGTGGTGCGAGTGGCGGTATAGATTTGTTGGTAAAACTAAAGGGGGAGAAAAAGTTACGGTTGGTAGAAGTGAAGAGCATAGACAAGGATATGTATAAGCAGTTGGTAGCTCCATTAGCTGAACATACGCTAAGAACCAATCTGTACCTGCGGCTGGTAGAGGAGAGTAACTCCCCGTTCAAAGATATGGTGAACACCAAGGAAGGAATGGTGTTTTACATGTGTAAAGGTTTTGGGACTCAAGATAATAGTCTGACTGATTTTGCTGTAACAGATGCTGGGTTCAGCCCGTTTAAGGAGTTCTTTGTTGGGCGCAATGATTCGGACACAGATGCGTTGGTAGAGCTGTCCCGGCAGTTGTTTGCCTGGAGAAATAAAGCGGCCGGTGTACCGCCCCCGATATGCTCCCATGGTATGTGTCCCCGGGCTAAAAAGTGCAAGGTAGCTAAGGTGTGTTGGTCTGGAGAATATCCTCCAGGGGCCAAAATATATCTGGAGGATAAAAATGAAAGTACTGGGGCTTGATACCTCCACCAAAACTGGGGCAGTAGTTGTTGATTTCTTTGGGCATGATGGCCCTATAACAAATGGGTTTAAAATCTTGTTTGCTGAGGAGTTGGAGCATAAGAAGCTAAAGGATTTGGAACGCTGCGCTGCTTTAGCTGGGGATGTGATTGAGATTATGGAAACGCATACCCCTGATCTGGCTGTGATTGAAGGCTACGGGTATGGGAACGCAAATACGCTGGTTACCTTGGTGGAGATAGGTACTATCATCAGGTACTTTCTGAAACAGTACCAGCTGCCCTATGTAGTGGTGGCCCCAACCACACTAAAGAAGTTTGTGACGGGTAAGGGTAATGCCACTAAAGATCAGATGATGCTGCAGGTTTACAAGCGTTGGAGGTACGAGGCAGACACCAACAATATTGCAGATGCAGTGGGCCTTGCTATGACAGGAGGTGCGTTGTATGGGCACTTAGACATGCCCAAGCAGAACATGGAGGCTTTAAAACCACTGCGTAGAGAACTACCTTCACTATCCCTCAGCACTTAAGTGCAAAACTAATTAAGAACTTAAGTGCAAAACTATTTGACAAACGCAGTTAGCTATGTCATAGTTAAGACACGGTTAACAACTTTTACACGTAACGTAAGTAAGGAGAATATGATGGCTGAGTCACCCACAATGAAAGTCCTGACTAAAGGACAGAAGGACGGGAATAAAGCAACTGCAAAGACCACCAAGGCCCCCGCTAAGAAGGCTGTGAAAACCACCAAGTCCAAGGTCAAGACCGGTGAGGTGGTGGGTAAAGATCTGATTCTGGACACAGTACAAGAGTTGGAGAACATGAACCAAGCGGCCACCCTTAAAGGTGTCAGGGCTTGTTTGGAAACAGCTGGTTATAGTAATTTCCAGTTGGGTGGGCTATTGCAGCGCATCCAGGAAGAAGGCTGGTGGGATAACGGAGAGCATGAATCCTTCAAGGACTTTATTCAGGCGGAGTATGGTTTGGGCCTGCGTAAAGCTGCTTACCTCATGGCGATATATACCGGGCTGGTTGAATCCGGTGTCAAGTGGGAGCAGGTTCAGGCTCTGGGTTGGACCAAGCTGCGTGAACTGGTCTCTATGCTGACTGTAGATAATGTTGATGAATGGGTGGAGAAGGCCAAGGAGATGACCACTCTGCAGTTGATCGAATACATCAAGGCAGAGAAGGCACAGGGTAAGGGTGATAAAGATGCACCTACCAAGGAAGAGGCACAGAAGATCAAGACCAAGACCTTCAAGCTCCATGCTGACCAGCTGGAGACCGTAGACACAGCACTTGAACGGGCTCGGGAAGAGGGTGAGACGGAGTATGACACGGTAGCACTTGATTACATCTGCATGCGGTACCTCAGTAATGATGCAGGTAAGGCCAAGACGACTAAGCCGCCTACTTTGGAGAAGCAGTTCAAAGAAGCCGGTGTTGATAAGGTGCTGGAAGCCTTTGAAGAGGCGTTTCCAGAGTGCAACATCACGGTAGCTATGTAATTACCGGTGGGGGGCAAGAATGCCCCCCTATAGGATCAAGGAGAATAGATATGTTGTTTCTTAATCAGGTATATGTTCCAGGGATTCTGTATGAACACATCAGGGTTTTCCATATCGTAACAGGACTGCTGTTGACGGCGGTCACTGGTTGGTGGGCCTTCATTCTAGTTGTACAGGTGTTCTATGCTATTTGGGTTGCCTTTGAGAGGAATGATCTGCGTAAGGGCAGCACCATTTAGTAAGGAGGGGATCGTGAAGGTTATATGTCCGTATTGCGATAATCCGGCAGAGCTGGTGGATGGAACAACGGTTTACCCACACAGGCCCGATCTAGGGCACTTGAAGTTTTGGAATTGTGCCCCTTGTAATGCCTACGTAGGAACACATAAGAATAGTCGTAGACATAAGCCATTAGGAAGATTAGCCAATGCAGAACTTAGAAACTGGAAAGGTTTTGCCCACGGTGCTTTCGATCCCTTATGGGAGACCATGGTAATACGGGATAACATTAAGGCAGTAAAGGCCAGAGGTAGAGCCTACAAGTGGTTGGCTGCACAACTGGAGATAGATATTAAGGATTGTCATATTGGGATGTTTGATGTGGCTATGTGTAAAAGAGTGGTAGGTCTTTGTCATAGAACGCGGGTCATTATGTAACGTAAATTATCAGGAGGGATCATGCCATATTTCAGGGTAACGTGGGAGATGTATTTTGAAACAGACACACCACAGGAAGCAGCAGAGGAGGCTTTGAGGGTACAGCGAGATCCAGCCTCAGAAGCTACCTGCTTTGTTGTAGTCAACATGGGTACTGGGGATCAGATGTATGTTGACATAGATATAGTAGATCCATAGGGAGATTATCATGGGTAAGATTGCACAATTAGAAGAAAGCCTGACAATTGTCACTAATGAGTTGGAGAAGGCTAAGATTGAGTGTAGAGGTTTTGAACGCTCAGTAAAAGAACAGCAACGTATGCGGCAGGAGGCGGAGTCTGAGCTTACCTGCCTTAGGACACAGTTGGGTGACATACAGAAGGCTATCCAGTTAGTAACTGCCATAACGTATCCAGAAGCAGAACTGTACTCTGCGGAAGTATATATGCCTGCAGGTGGGCTAAAAGCTAAGGCAGAAGACGAGGAGCTGAGATTCCTTAGGTACATTTATAAGTTGTGCCGGTAATACTATTTGACAAACGTCCCTCTAATTAGTACAGTATTAGGACAATAACACCCTAGGAGGGCTTATGCCTAACCAACTTTTGCGTCTCCCCAGTGGCCATATTTTTATCCCGCTACATGATGATGAGCTAGATAAATACCACACCATTTATCATTTTAGTTACCGTGGTGCTGTAGGTTTGCTTGGAAAATTAGCCCCAACCAGCCTAAATGGGTGGGAAGTGGTAGCTGTATATATAGAGGAGTAGGAAGTTATTATTGTTTGACAAACGTACAACTATACAGCATAGTATAGTTAGGGTACACATAAAAGCTAGGAGCTAAAATGAAGCAGCTAGTAATATCAATGACAGATCCAAGTAAGAAGTATGAGGTGGACCTGGAGAAGGAAACCTGTAATTGTCCAGCCTATGCTAAGGGTAAGACTCGCCCCTGTAAGCATCTGGTTGAGCTGGGAGTTAAGCCAAAAAAGAAGAAGGTAGTCACCAGCTATGTGAAGTCAGCTATCCAGAAGGCCTACCGTAGGAATGATCAGCCATTGTTAATCTGGAGCTTTAACTGGCTCTGGAAGAATGAGCGTAACTGGATCTGGTGGAGATACATGGTGCTACCAGCAGAAGACCACTGGAAGGGTGTGGTGGAGATGGGCAGGGCTCATGATGAAGCTAAGATGGTCTATAAGCATGATCCTGTGGGGGCCAAGCATTTATTGCTATGTGGGTTGTTGAACACGATGGCTCAGAAGAAGAGTCAGGATTCTAACGGGATTCGCCAGTTAGCTGATGTAGTCAGATCTACTAGCCAGGTTAAGACCCCGCACTTGATGGGGGCCATTATTAAGAAAGTAGATGTATCCCAGATGTTGTTCTTTGAGTTTTACCGCAGTATTTCTGACCCAGTAGCCGTTGATGCTAAGGGTCTGATATCCCCCATTGTTTGGGAGACTATCTGGCATAAGGTAGCTGAACTGAAAGAGTCGGGTATTAGTCTGGGGAAGTACGTAGATCTGTGTGATGGGATCAAGGCTATGCAGTACCGCGCAGCCATGGGGGGAGGCCCAGGATACACCACTCTGTTTCTGGCAGTAATTGCCCTCCAACTCTACTACACAGAGCTGGGACGATCTATTACAGGGGAGCCTAGTGATGAGGTTCTGTCTTCTGGGGAATGGATTACCCCGCATGTAACCCCGCCGTGGTGCTGCTTGGATATGCATACAGGGCCTGGGAAGAGAGTGTTGGGCTACATCACCAAGATTGTCAGTAACACGCATATGGATGGTGCCGAATGTAAGGCAGCAGTAGAAGAGATTTGGTTCATAAATGAAACCGCGCTGGTGAACGAAACCGATGAAGACAGTGTTTGGTGGAAGCTGGGATGTAACGCCTATCTGATCCAGCACGGAGTAAAGCCAAAAGAGATGAAGAAACTTTGGGACGAGAAGTTGAGAGATATCGTCCGTAAGAAGATCATATTGTGGAGCTAGTGCACTCAAGTGCAGAGGATCAGAAGATGGATAGAAACGAGCTGATAGAACGCATAGTAGCGGTGATGGACGATTGGGACCGGGATACCTTACTAGCGTGGGCCAAGACAGAGAGGCGGGAGGATCTTGATAGGTTGGAGGATGAAGACATCAGGAACATCGCTGACACTGTACTTGGGGACTGGGAGCAGGAAGAGTACGACAACGAGGGTTAGAACCAATGGAATTTCCGATAACAGTAGAAAGCATAAAGGTCATCAACAAGGCCTACGAGCCCAGTAATTTTATGGCGGGGGCTGAGGTGGGAGACTTTGTATCTATCAGACCCTGCGCGGAGGAGTATGAGAATAAGACTTTCCTGGGTATATACATAGGGGAGATAAGTGTTGGGACCGCACACTTCTTTGAAGCATCGGATGATGAGTACCTTAAGGGGGTGTTGGAGCTAATGCATAACACCAACCCAGCTATCTTTGTACCCAACCTGAACAAGGTGATCTTTGGATGCGAGAGTTGGTGGGGTGTGATTAAGGATGAGTCCCACCTAAAGCAGATCACGGACGAGGACATAGAAAACGTCTGGTATGTAAAAGCCCTGAAAGCCATAGCAGAGACGCGGGAGAAAAAGGAGAACAGTAATGGCGATAAGCTTTGAGGTTTCTAAACACGTTGATGGGCAGTTATGTATACAGATGAAGTCCACATACCCAGATGATTGCTTCAAGATGGGGAGGGTATATGCAGACATTATCACTCTTGGTGGCGGCGAGATATCGGATATTGTTCAGGGTGATTGGGGACAGGGTAAGTTCATACGCATACCGCTTGCTGGTAAAGCCAAAGAAGATTAAGACATACCATACTGACATAGGTAGACACCTAAGGTAGTTCCCTATAGTATGGCTATTGTCTTGAGACAAAGCTTGAGACAAAAAACCGGTACCAGCATTGAAAGGTGAAACCCCACCAGTATAGGGCCAAATCGGTGGGTTGGTGTTTTGGGATCGGGAGACTAATACTAATAACTGCGAGGGGTCTATGAATATTGATTTGTGGGACAGAGTAGTACCGTACTTCAAGCCGTATGTAACGCCAGAGATGGGGGAGGCAGTAGCTAAGACAGTAGCCAGTGGTTGGCTGACCACCGGTAAGAAGGTAAAGGAACTGGAAAGTGAGTTCCAGAAGATGTTTCCTTCCAAGCAGGTACTGATGACGAACTCAGCTACAGCCGCCTCCCTTATCGCATTTGACGCCCTAGATCTGAGATGGTCTGAAGTAATCACCACACCGTACACGTTCAGCTCACCAGCTATGATGCTCCACCATTTGGGCGCTAAGCTTGTCATGGTTGACATTGATCCCAACACATTCAATATCGACCCCCACAAGGTACTGGACGCTGTAAACCCTAATACGAAAGCCATACTGCTCACCCACTTCGGTGGACGGGCCTGTGACTTGACAAGTATTTATGAGATAGCCAGTCAGTGTAACCTCAAGGTGATAGAAGACTGTGCTCATGCATTGCCTGCACGGTACAAGGGCAGAACAGTGGGAGACATGGAGGCAGACGCTTCCTTTTTCAGCTTCTATGCCAACAAGACCATGACCACGGGCGAGGGGGGCATGCTGCTTTTGAAGGATGGAGCTGTAGCTGAGCATGCACGTAAGTTGTTGCTGCATGGATTTTCCACAGATGCCTATGACCGGTACACGAACTCAGGTGCGTCCTGGTTCTATGATGTTGGAGTCGCCGGGTGGAAGGCCAATATGACAGATGTGGCTGCTACGCTGGGCTTGGAGCAGTTACGGTATTTGTACAGCATGTCAGATGATAGAACCCGAGTTGCAGAGATGTACACGTTGGCCCTGAAATCCTTGGAGTTGCACTGCCCGAGATTCACTTACGATTCAGCATGGCATGTATACCCGATCCTGGTGGATGCTGCCTACCGTGATGCCTTTATTGAGAGCATGAAGGAGAAAGGCGTTCACTGTTCAGTGCACTTCCGGCCGATAAACCAGCATTCCTTTTGGAAGGAAGTATTGCCTAGACACAGTACCCCAGTATCTGACAGTGTTGGAGCCCGAGTAGTGTCCCTGCCTATCTATCCGAACATGCCTATGGATAACGTGACGTATGTAGTACGGGCTGTAACCGCTACGTTGAAAGAATTTGTATGACTCCGCAAGAATACGTCAGCAAGGTCATAACTTTTTCAGATAGGGCCTCATGGGAGATGGAAGTGCTCAGTGTTTTAGACTGGGCCAATGTCTGTGGGGTCTATGCTTTGGACTATGGTAGTGGTTCTGGAAAGCTATGCTCTATCCTGAAGCGGCACTATGACTTTCAGTATGTTTGTGGTGTTGACATAAACACTGGGTTGTTGGCATATGCCAGGAAGACATACCCAGCCTTTACGTTTACGAACCCCATAGCCTTGCTTAGCAGCCCAATGACCTATGATATGGTGACCATGTTTCATGTGTTGGGGCGTGTACCTAATCCAATAACCACTTTGCAGATGATCAGGAATGTTTTGGTCGATAGGGGTAGGTTGTTGATAGTGATTCCCAATAAGGTGTATGACACCCTGATGGTACCGTACAATACGGTTACGGGTTATAAGGGTGATCCTACTATTTGTCACAGCTGGACACGAAGAGAAGCCATGAAGCTATTGCGAGCTTGTGGGTTTATTGACCTGGAGTACACCTATTTTGGTGAGCCAGTTAAGGGGTTTCCAGATATCCCCTGTCTTAGGTCACGCATAGCTATTCATGGGGTTGTGGATGAGCGTTGAAGGTAAGGTAGTGTTAGTCACAGGGGCAGGTGGGTCTATAGGAACCCGTCTGGTTAATGAGCTGTTGAATAACCCTAAGCCAAAGAGCCTTATACTTGTAGACCTGTGTGAGTACAATTTGTATCAGGTACAGCGAGTAGTCGAAGAATCCGGCGTAGCACTTAAGTGCAAGTACCTGTTGGCAGACATCCGGCACCGACATCTGATGGACTGTGTGTTTAGAGCAGAGGCCCCAGATGTGGTGTTTCACGCGGCAGCTCTGAAGCATGTTCCAATGTTGGAGACTCCGCATAATACGTTGGAGGCCATACGTACAAATATCCTGGGGACTAAGAATGTGCTGGACATGTCTGTGAGGTATGGAGCAGAACAGTTCCTACTGATATCGACAGATAAGGCCGTGAACCCTGTGTCCATGATGGGGGCCACCAAGACCTTTGCTGAGGGCTATGTGCGGGAGGCAGCTACATCAGTCAGCCTGAATGTGTCCATAGTGCGCTTCGGTAATGTTCTTGGTAGTTCCGGGTCAGTAGTGCCTCTGTTTGCTCGTCAGGTTGCTGAGGGCGGGCCTGTAACCGTAACGCATCCAGATATCATTAGGTATTTCATGTCTATAGATGATGCTGTGCGTTTAGTAGTTGAATCCGCACACCTGACGATAGCTTCGCATAAGACCTCATGCACTTACGTGCTGAACATGGGAGATCCTGTGAAGATAGATGACTTGGCTAAGAAAATGATCTGGGAGTCGGGTAAGGATATAGCCATAAAGTACATAGGGCTCAGAGCCGGTGAGAAGATGGAGGAGGAGCTGCATTATGCTAATGAGTTCCTGGTACCGACAAGTCGTAAGAATATCAATATAGTACGGCAGAGCGACCACCTTAGAAGGGGGTTTGTTCGCGTAGCCAATGAGCTTGTTACCTTGTGTGATGAACGTGAGTTGCCTGATGCCTTTGTTGCCATTAAAGAAAAAGTTCCGTATCAAGGAGATACGATATTATGCGAGAGTTTGTAGTAACACATCACCAGCCTAGTTTCCTGCCTTGGGTTGGGTATTGGAACAAGATGGCAGTATGTACGCATTGGTCTTATTTGGTTGGTGTGGGCTTTGCAAAGAGGGATTACCAGAATAGGGTCGCCCTTAATGGTAGTTGGCTTACCGTTCCTGTAAGAGCTGGATTGAACGAAAAAATACAAGATGTTTGTATTGCCGGTAAGTACAAGCACAAGATTGCGACCACGATCAAGCAGAACCTCATGAACAAGAAGATGCCCTACGGTCACAGGCTGGAAGAGCTGGTGCATATCTTGGAGACAATAGAGCCTAAGTACTTGTATGAGCTATGCATGTCCATGGACGCTATGATTGTCGCTAGTTTGGGACTTGAGAAAACGTACAGTTTGAGTGGTGCAGGTAATGTAGCTGGGGACACAAAGACCAAGGGTTTGTCCAGACGGTTAGCCAGTGAGTTCCCCCCGAATGTTGACACGTACCTGTTGGGGGCAGGAACCTCCTCGTATTTCGTAAAGGAGGAGTTCCAGTACGACTGTAAGTTGATGGTCCAGAAGATTGCTGGTTGGGCGGAGAAGGACACAATTCTGAAAGTCCTGGCTACTGTTAACGACCCGTTGTCCTATGTGATGGAAGCTGCTACGTGGGAGGAGCTATGAAGAGCATATTGGTAATAGCACCGCATCCTGATGATGCAGAGTATGGTGTTGGTGGATACATAGCTAAGTGTGCGGGCGTAGCTAATGTGACCATAGCTACCATGTATGCTGGAGATTATCCCACGTATACTACGCACGTATTGGGGGAGGACCGTAAGAGCGAATCCCTTCAGGCAGCTAAAGTGCTGCACACCAGGATAATACATCTTGATGTGTGCAAGGATAATGACTACATGAACTACCTGGGGGAGCTTTGTCTAGCTGTAGATATGATGCTGGACAAGATAAGACCCGATGTCCTGTTTATTCCACTGCCCTCGTATAACCAGGATCATCAGGCGGTATACACAGCATGTATGGCTGCTACAAGGCCGGTAAAGGAGATACTGCCTCAGAAGATATATGCCTACGAGTACCCTATGCAGAATTGGGGGGCTGGAGCGGAGCAGCATGCCATCATGGGACGGACGTACATTCCGTTGAGTAACCATGACATGGACAAGAAGTTAGAAGCCCTGAGGTGTTACAAGTCCCAGTTAAGAAAAGATGAAGTGAACTTAAGTGCACTGGGCGGAGTAACTGCCTTGGCTCGCCTAAGAGGAGCAGAGTGTAGACAGGTGTACGCTGAGTTGGTGTACCTCATAAAGAACAAGACGGAGATCTGAATGTCCACTAAGATTTTGATTGATTCGATATACTCAGCAAGGCCCAGTCACTGCGCCTCGGCCGTTAAGATGTGGCGGTTCGTAGATTACGTACTGAATACGCAAGGTAGAACGGATGTATTTTTTTATTGGCTAATCCCAGAATGGTTGGAGGAGGAAGACCTAGCCTTCTACCCGGAACACGACAACGTAGTTTACCTTCAGTTTCCGTATCACCGGGGAGACAGGACCCGAGCGTATCTGGCATTCCCGGCAGAGTTGGATAGGCTGTTGGCCTTCAATGGGGTGGCCTGGGATTTCGATATTGTAATGACGAACCGAACAACTCAAGTACCCTTGATGAAGATGGTGATGTCCAGTCCAAGAGAGCCAACGAAGACATGGATGAAGAACGTCTTCCTGTTTGAGGAAATGCCCCTCATGGCCTTTAAGTCCACAGTAGCCATATCGAATGTGCCGGTAACGGAGCGCATGACCATAGCGGGGCATCTAGCCGCAGACAGGACCGCTATAACGATCTCTCACGAAAGGGATGGTCTGATATCGGGGGCCAAGAGATATGTGCCTCCGTCCTCGGTCATGGAGCTGAGGGACAAGATTAAGGTAACAAGCCCGTCTTTGCTGGAAGATTTTGAGGAGAAAGATAAGAAGTACCGGTTTACCAAGGGGGAAGAGAAGTTTTGCCTAGCCTTCGTAGGTAGGGTGTCTGCTACAGATCATATCAGGGAAGTGTATGACACCATGGTTAAGCATTGGATCACGAAGGGAGATGACCGTATCAAATTGATAGTCTCCACTGTAACCCCCGTGTATAAGATTGAGCCGCCTGAAATGGTGGAGTACATAAACTTGCCCAGAGATGAATTTTGGGAGGCGCTGAAAACAGAGATGCACTGCATTATGTACTTGGCTGAGGAGGCTGGGTTTGGCATGTCCCTAATGGAGCCCCTGATGTTTGGGGTACCAGTAGTGTTGATCAGAGCCCCGTGGTCAGAGGCTTTGGTAGGCAAGGATTACCCGCTGTTCATAGACACGGAGTCAAAGGCCTATGGGATGGTGAAGGCTATCCATGATGACTACGAGGAGTATTACCGGCAGTTTATCCAGTGGCAACATGATGTACTGCAGCCTATGTTTCAGGAAGGTGGGCAGTATTCGCAGTCATTCTATGACTATATGTACAAGGGCCTGTTGGAGTTTGAAGAGATGTTGCCTGCCAGATATGCAGCAGAGCAGGCCAGTAAGCAGAATAACAACATAGTCCAGGCACTGCTAGACGGAGACCCTGAAGAGTTTGTTTTGTTTGATCGTATACGGGAGCTGGGTAAGAAAGGAGATCTCAAGTCCTTGCAGTCCAAGACCCGAGAGGGGGACAGGGACCGTAGGGGCCTAGTATGGTCAACGCCATGGAACGATATACGGATAGCCCTGAAGACATTCTTTGGGTATGAGGACGCCAGTGTAACTGTTGGACATTTGAGGAAGGTAAAATGAGCACTGCGTATGATAAGACCAAGAATCATGAACGTATCTGGTTGCCGATACACCAGTTGGAGCCTAACCCAGATAACCCGAACAAGATGAGCCCCCGGGCCTTTGACTTGTTGGTAGACAACATAGAAAGCAAGGGCATGACTGAGGACATTGAGGTGCGGCGTATTGGTAAGGACCAGTACCGCATCATTGGTGGTCATCATAGGTGGGGAGCCTGCGAGTACTTGGGCTGGAAGGAAGTACCCTGTATTGTAAATACTGACCCAGATATGACTGACGAAGTGGAGAATTTCCAGGTAGTCAGGATGAACATGATCCATGGTAAGTTGGACCCAACCAAGTTCATGGCTATGTATCAGAAGGTGTCAGAAAAGTACTCTGATGAGATACTGGCTGAGTCCTTTGGTTTTGCTGACGAAGCGGAGTTTGCTAAGTTGATCAAGCAGACAGCCAACACGCTTCCCCCAGAGTTGAAGTCAAAGTTTAAGGAGGCAGCTGCGGAGATAAAGACAGTAGAAGATTTAGCCACAGTGCTGAATGAATTGTTGTTCACGTATGGAAACACTGTAGCCTATGGATACATGATCTTTGATTTCAACGGTAAGGAGTCTGTGTGGGTCAGGATGAACCCCAAGGATAAGGTTGCTGCTATGAAAGTAGGAGACCTGTGTAGGGCTAACTCCAGGATGATGGACTCAGTAGTGTCTGCTCTGTTTCAGCTAACCCAGGAGGAGGGTGATTTGGGGGATTCAGTACGAGCCCATTTGTTAGATGTAACCCACCCAGAAGAAATTGATTTGTCTGCTACATGGCCGACACAGGATCAGTTGAATTGAAAGTAACGAAGGCCAATAAGTATGCTCCTATACGTAGCATGGGGGCAGATAAAGTAGACCGCATGGAGGTGATGCTGGTGCAAGGTATGTCTTGCCCCAAGGTAGCTAAGAAGATTCAAGACGAATGGAAACTACTGCAGGACATAAAGACAGGCACGTTGACCAAACAGATACTACGCTATAAGAAAGAAGTGCTGGATTCTAAGCTACATAGCAAGTTATTGATCAAGACAACGGAGGACAATAAAGATACGAAGGGTACAGATGTAAAGCAGTACAAGACTGTAATCAAAACGACCACCAAGCTTGATGTGATAGACGCACTGGAGGATTTGATACTGCTGCAGAACCATAGGGTAGCTAAGGTGTTCACCATGGAGGAGAGTTTGCCTACGTTGATGGGCACTCTACGCTATGAATTGAAAGAGCTGCGAGACATGATAAAGCAGTTATCAGACTTAAAATTTGACTTAGGACTGGTAAAAAGACAACCTAAGAAGATTGTTGGATCTATAGACTTGCATTCACCAGAAGTTTTAGAGGATGAAGATGTACTTTCCAAGATGCTCGCAGATAAGGGGGCCATGGATGATGCAACCACGGAAGTGTTTGCAGCCTTAGAAGCTATGGTGAAAGAAGCCGGGGAGATTGAGGATGGAGAGTTTACTGACTGCGTACCCACTGACGGGGACAGTTGAGCAGCAAAGATTTATATTTTACGCCCGCAAATGTATAGCCCAGTTTTATGGTATGCGGGCTGAGAGGATCATAGATAAGGTCGAGGTTATCCAGGTGCTGGAGACCAAGATCAAGTTTTATCTCAAAGTAGTAACCGACATCAAGAACAAGAGTTTCGCCTTTGCAGACTCCGAGCTTAAGAAGAAGGATATGTATGAGGTGCCCCCGGTGCCCATCCGGGATTTCCTGTTACGCCCGTTCTACCTGAACCTTGAAGGGCAGATATACCCCGAAGTAATGACTGCCATGGAAGACCTGAATGGTGGTGGGTATGTAGAGGCAGTACTGACCGGTGCTATTGGTACTGCCAAGACCACTATCGCAGTATGGACCATGGCGTATCAGTTGTACCTTCTGTCCTGCATGGAGAACCCCCAGAAGACCTTTGGACTGGAACGGGCCTCGGAGATTCTGCTGATATTCCAGTCGATAACCAAGGAGTTGGCTAAGGGGGTTGATTATGCTCGCTTCAAGGCCCTGCTGGAGAACAGCCCGTACTTCCAGAGGCACTTCGCCTACGATAAGAACATAGAGTCGGAGCTTAGATTTCCGAACCGTATCATTGTTAAGCCTGTGTCGGGATCAGACACTGCTGCCATTGGTCAGAACGTGATGGGCGGTATCATTGATGAGCTGAACTACATGGCTGTAGTGGAGAACTCCAAGGCCAGTGTGGATGGGGGGGAGTACGATCAGGCAATCGCGGTGTACAACTCCATAGCTCGTAGACGTAAGTCCAGGTTTATGCAGCAGGGGGCACTGCCAGGAATCCTGTGCCTTGTCTCGTCCAAGCGGTACCCGGGCCAGTTCACTGACCTTAAGCAGGAAGAGGCCAAGAATGATCCTACGATCTACGTGTATGACAAGCGAGTATGGGACATTAAGCCAGATGCCTTTTCTAACGTGTGGTTCCAGGTGTTTGCAGGGGATGAGTCCAGGCACCCACGTATTATTGAAGAAGATGAGATTGTTGATGTCTCCGACAGGGATTTGATTATAGATATTCCTGAAGAGTACAGGATGGAGTTTGATCAGGATATCATCAATGCCCTGCGTGAAATCGCAGGTATGTCTACGCTGGCAAGACATCCGTTTATCATGAACACCGATTCCATTGCTGCCTGTATGACTAATGATCGTCCGATAGTGAACAAGCACTGGGTAGACTTCAGATTTGAAAAGCTGGGGATTTACCAAGGTAGGTTTGCGGATCTGAATCGTCCACGATGGGCTCATGTCGATCTGGGGCTCACAGCTGACTCGGCCGGTATATGCATAGGGTATGTCAAGGGGTTCAAGAAAGTAGACCGGGGAGACCACTACGAAGTACTGCCGGAGATAGTAGTAGATGCCTTGCTTGAAGTGAGGCCCCCTAAAGGTGGGGAGATCCAGTTCCATAAGATCAGAAGCCTGTTCTATAAGCTGATAAGTATGGGGTACCCGTTGAAGTGGGTGAGTTATGACAGCTATCAGTCTACGGACTCCATGCAGATGCTGCGTAGTAAAGGTCTGGTGTCTGGGCATGTCTCCATGGACATCACCCGGGACCCGTATGAGATCACCAAGACAGCACTGTACGATCACAGGTTGTCGATACCGTTTCATGCAAAGCTACGTAAAGAACTAGCCTCGCTTGAGGACGACCCCAAGACCGGAGATATAGATCACCCGCCCAACGGGTCTAAGGATGTGGCCGATGCCCTTGCAGGTGTAGTGTCGGGCCTCACAACCAGAAGAGAGATCTGGGTGCAGCACAAGATACCGACAGGGCAGATACCGACTTGGCTGACGACACCCAAGAAGGACAATATGAAAGCAGCACACGCCAAGGATATAGGTGACGATATTTCCGAAGTGATGTAATGCACTCAAGTGCAGAGGTGGACCATGGGTTGGTACAGTGTAGATCTGATCATGATATGTGGTGGCATGTTGTCTGTGTACTATCTGAGAACAGCCCGTAAGGATATGTGGTACCCAGAAAGGATGCTGTATTCCTGCGGTATAGTGGTAGGCGTCATTGGGCTGATATCCTTGATAACCAGGGTGTCGATATATGTAAATAACATTTGACAAACCTAGGCTATAGATATATAGTTAAGAAACATTTGAAGAAGGCCTCGTAACTAAAGTAAATATAGTTTGACAAACGCTCCTATCTAGGGTACGATTAAGACAGTAATTAATCAACCCAAGCTAGGAGCGTTTTTTATGGCTAGATACTATTGTTTCCGCAAGTTTGTAAGACCAGTGCACTATCCGGCTGGCACTAAGTTTCCAGTCCACAAGCCCCTCGGCCATATTGATGTAGCCAGTGGCTTGTCCCCTTCCAAGTTGAAAGCAGAGGCGGAGAAGGTCTTTGGCCCTTCTATTGTACTGGACGATGAGGGTAATGAATGGCAGCTGACCATGGGATACACAGGTGAAGTCAATGATTAAAAAGAGATTGAAGAAAGTCAAGCTGACCAAGGCCGATAGCCCCCTGGATTATGTGATAGCCAACGACATTTATGCCCAGGACCTGGATGCATTGGTGCATGATGTAGCTACAAGGGAGGCCACAAGAACGAACAATCAGGGTGTTGTGTCTCAGCTCCGGTACCTACAGGGAAAGTTGGGACCGGGAGGGTTGAAGAAAGCCCTTAAAGAGATTCATGAGGGGAACACCACGGCGGTATGATTAGAAATAATATTTGACAAACGCATCTAACTGTGTTACGATAAGATAATACCAAAATAATTTTTTGGTAGATCGCTCTTTAACAACACGCATGGAGGTAAATGATATGACTACGTTTGTAGCTTTAGATATGAATGGTTGGGGCAAGGCTAGTAATCATCACGCTGCTGTATCTAACTTGTTAGTATCCAATAATCATGATTTGCAAGGGAAGATCCTTACAGTCCTGGAATTGAAAACTGAGATGAACATGGTTAGTGTAACTGGTATGGGTACAGTGAATTATCCTGAGGGGACTTTGGTGGCAACACATACATACCCTATCACTAATAAGTTAGTGCGGGGTCTGCACAAAGTAGATGAGAAGCATGGGGATTATATTATTGCTCTGGAAGATGTAGTTGAGGGTATAATTGAAAAGACAACCGGATAGTGTGTAGTACTTTGGCGGGGATCTCCCCCCGCCTTTTTTTGGAGGAGGTTATGGATTTAGCAACGAAAGTATTTTTAGTGAACCTGCTTTTGATCTTTGTGGTAGCAGGTATAGACCGGGTTGCTTTCAAAGGTACGTTGGAATATCTGCCCGGGTTCAGCCTTTTGCTGAACGGTTGGATTATGGCGACTATAGTAAGTATCCCGGTGTTGGCAGGATACCTTCTGATACAAGTATTGCCTTAGGAGGCAGCATGATTGAGCAGACAGTAGAAGAGGTAGCCGAAAGCATGAAGGAGGACCCTGAGGAGTGGGCCAAGTTATACCTGGAGTCTGTGGCGCTGACGAATAGGCTGTTGCAGCAGCTGGAAAGATACAGTGTGCAGGCTACCAAGGGCGTGACGATTAATTGAAAATACCATTTGACAAACCCCACCCATATTGGTATAGTTAAAGGGTAGGGTAAATCCACCCTATGTAGCTAGGAGCAAAAAATATGACTAAACACACTACGGGAAATGGAGTAGCTGTTTTTGAAGCTCATTTGGAATATCTGGATGATCTCAGAGAGAGTGGTGAGATCAATATGTTTGGGGCAGTTCCATATTTGGAAGATAGGTTTAGGCTGTCCCCTGATGTAGCCAGAGATATCCTGGGATATTGGATGCAGACCTTCTCAAAGCGTCACCCGGGATAAGGTAGGCTAAGTCACCCTGGACCTTGGAGGGGGTCCGGGGGTAGTAAGTATAGGAGCCTCCCATGTATAAGCATAGCACTAGAGTAATCTTATCAGGTCCCTTCAGCGCAGGTAGGGTGTATGCCCCTAATGGAGACAACTGGCGAGCTGTATGTTCGGACGGGAATGTACCGGCTGACGATGCCGTTTCACTGATCGGATCTGATAAGGTTATTTGGATGGTAGAAAGCACTTAAGTGCGGAGGGTATTGTTGTGGATCAAGAGAACTCAGTAACATTGGATGTAGATGAGAATGGCGGGAAAATGAAGGTATTCATGTCAACTGAACAGTCGTTCCTTTTGCGGGACACTGTTGAGGCCCACCCAGAAATAGTTACCAGTATGTGTTGTAAGGATGCGGTGGAGCACCTGGAAGAGCTTCTTGGCTTCCATGTAACAACCGGTAAGTTGCAGAGTGTGGTGAAATACTTGGAGTTGGAGTTCAAAACCAGTCCCCCTAAGAAGTACAAATCTGATAAGTCCATGGCCTTGGTGGTAGTTATGGCTAAGACCATACGCCAGATGTACATTGATCTGCATGGTGTGGTGCCGCCGCATCTGAACAAGATCATAGCCAGGGAATCAGTATCGAAGGTTGAAGCATCATTCAAGGAATGGATGACTTGCAACAAGTAACGGTAAGGTCCTGGGAGCCCCCTGAGGAACGCCCTAAGTACGCAGAAGGGTGGGCTTGCGTCCCTTCCCCCAGGACTTTACCCCTGGAACCGCTGGTTATGAGGAAACATCATGAAACCGCACGGATTTATTTGCAGCCCACGAATCTATGAGTTTGAAGGCTGGATATTTGAATATCATCAAACCAGCGTTTGGCCACTGAAAAAAGATATGGAACCAAGAGCAAGGGCGGGCCGCAAGTTCTACGAGATGCTGGGCCGGTTCCTTGAATTGGACGAGGATAAACGGAAGGAATGCAGGATTGGCGGTGGGTGCGTTTCCTTTTAACGTAAGAGGTAAGCCGTGATGACTTGGAATGATAATACTGCATCCGCCTTAATTTTCTTGTTATGTGTTGGAGCTATTAATGCCACATTTATCATATGAGCAACTTAGGCGAATGCAAAACGAGCAGGAAATAAAGAGGTTGCGCTCTATTATTATTAATGGAGCTGCTCGACTGGCAACTATGCTACACGATGATCGCATCGAGGATGGATATGCAAATCAAATCATGGAAGATGTCGTGTTACGAATGCGGGATGATTTAGACACTGGCGCAAGAGGTAAGCAGTGATGACAATTGAATTTGGGTGGTGGATTTTGCCGCTGGCAGTAACAATAACGGCATTTGTAATTGCCTACAGAGCTAGTCCAGAGACACGGCCAAGTAACTATCTACCGGATGTAGTTAGCCCAATGATTGGCTTTGGCATGACGCTGGTTGCTGCTATTGTCTCGCTGGTTGCGTGGCTGGTATGGGCCTTAGCAACTTAACGCAAGAAGTAAGCAGTGATGGATAAGAAAGAAAGTAAAGAAGGCTGTTAAGCATGTAGATCCCCCTAAGGGTTCAGGTTGGGGAACCACGTTTGATATGAAAGAGGCTATGGCTAAGGGGTATATCGGGGAGGTAGTCGTGATGCCCAGGAAAATAGTGAATGTCTACCGTACCTTACGAGGACGAAAGACTATTGGTCCGGCGACCATGTTTTACTACGGGGAGATAGATGACTATCTCAGGGACAAGTTTCAGATAGTGAGCACTTAAGTGCAGTGGGGATCATGACTAAGTTAATGAAGATAATTGTAGCGGCCAAGGCGAACAAGCCAGCCATGGGGGAGGAGTGCAACCACTGTGGTTGGTGTTGTATGTCAGAGGTATGTTACTTGGGGCAGGAGGCTACCGGGTCAGAGACCATTCCCTGCGAACTCCTGGAGATGAAGGAAGGCAAGTATTACTGCTCTCTTGCAGACACAGATGAGGCGAAGGAACGGCTTGGTATAGGTAAAGGTTGTTGCGCCAAGACCCAGGAAGAAGCCATGGCTGAGTTCTATGATTGCAGCGAATGAAAATAACATTTGACAAACCCAGTACATTTGCTATAGTTAAGTCATAGATTAATAAAACATCCAAGCTAGGAGCATAAGATGGCTAAGCAGAATTGGTTCCCCACATTGAACGAAGCCCTTGAGTCGGAAGATCTGATGGATTCCTGGGACTGCTACAACCCGCCCATCCATTATGGTGAGACCTGCGATTACAGACATGATGACGGCACTAAGTATGGTCGGCATGTTTCCATTTATCGAAATGAGCGCGGCATGTATGAGCGGCCTGTTCATTACAGCTGCAACTAGGAGAATATCATGAGCCCACAGAAGACAATGCACACCGCCTCTTTCATAGACCTGTTGGGTGTCTACTCGTCAGGTGCTACCAATGTAGATCTGGCCCAACGGCTTGTTTCCTTAGGGGATGTCCCTAAATTGCTTGACTATCTTGGCACGGTTGCTGGGATCAGATCAGCAGAGGTGTACAAGCACTTTGGTTTGGACGTTGAGATGTCGGTGCTGATAACCATACTGGGCCAGGAGAACTGGTGGAAGCGTCTTACAGGTGCAACTAGGGGTGGAGCATGAAAGTTATGAGGAGAAGGTGTAATGGAAGAAGAAGTTCAAAAGTTGATAGATATAGCTGGGTATTGGGCGGAACACCCGGACTACTCCGTAGACGACTGGCAGTATGAGGTTGCCAACGGGGACACCAGACAAGGTTACTGGTGGTGGGTAGCGGCCCAGTTGGGCGTAATTGAACTGTAAGCTAGGAGCGGGATCATGTGTAAATTTAAGTTTGACAGAGAGACCAGAAGTGGGACCTATGATATGGATCTCCAGGTTTCATGTCTGATTGATGATGAAGGTATGTATGAAGATGTACCTGCCAAGAATGTTGCAATCACATTAGAGTTTGACTTTGTGATCGGAAGGCCTGCCAAGACAGATGGACCACCTGAGAGGTGCTACCCTGCTGAGGACTTTGAGTTGACGATCACGGATGTTACGTGTGCAGAGACCATGCATCAGGAATTGGCAGATGCCATGATTGAATCCCAGCGCGACAAGCTGGAGGAGTATCTGTCAGAAAAAGTACAGGAGAATTACTGATGGGCGTACCGACAGAAAAGATCAGGAACAGGTTGGCAGACATAGAGTATGCCCTCAGGTACCTGGAGACCTCAGCCAACACGTATGTACTGACAGAGGAGCAGTTTGAGTATATGGAGGCCTTGGGCAATCGTATACATGCAGTAGTGCGACAGGTACGGGCATCCAGGGGGGGCCATGATTAGGAACTGGGTAGCGTCCATCTACAGGGGTGGGTTCTCATACAGGAGACCCCTGAGGAACATGACATATGACTACGCCTGTAGTGTGATGCGGTGCTGCCCCCCTGGATACATCTGGATAATAGTACCGGAGGAAGAAGATGAGCGAAGAAACCATAGAACTTGATTTGGAGTATGTGAACCAGACAGATGAGGCGTATCTGGTAAAAGACGCTGACGATAAAAAGCATTGGTTGCCTAAGTCCGTGGTTGAGGTGGAGGATGCCATAAACATGGATCTGGACAAGGGAGAGGGCTACATGTTTCTGATGCCCGGGTGGTTGGCCTGGAAAGAAGGGTTGATATGAGCACTAAAGGTGACAGCCATCAGCTTGACGACTACACATCTTTTTTGATGCCCATAATGGTTAAGGAAGGACGCATGCATATGTGGCACAGCATCTGTAGTATACATAGAAGCCATGTTGATACCTGCCCTGTATGCAAGACCGGATTCTGGGCCGAGATAGTGTACCCAGAAGAAAAAACAAGTGTTGGTGAACATGAACCCTGAAAAGTTACTGCGGGTCTGTGCCTCATGTGAATGGGTGTTTAAGACAGGCTCGGTGGAGTGCCCCATGTGTGGGTTCGGATCGTATGGTGCCCACTATGTATATGGGCGCAAGGCTTATAAGTATGCCCACACTCAGAAACCTTGGCGCGACAATAAGATGTTTAAATACAGCATGCACTTAAGTGCAGAGATAAGGAGAGCGTTAGATGAGCAAAAAACGAAAGAAAGAACCGCCAGTGCAGGAGTACAAGGAGCGGTACATTTGTCGTTGTAACAAGGTGTATCGGGTGAAGCTTAAGCCAACAGATTATTATGCGATCCACCATGGAAGTTTTACGTCAGTACAGGATGCCAAAGATTTTGTGGATGAGCGGCAACGCCAGCTGTCCATGAGTAAGGCAGAGGCTAATCGGTTGAGGGTCATACAATGATTGAAGTAAAAGATAATGCCCAAGTTGTAAAGTTAACGGTCATGATGACCAACCTGCAACGCAGGGTAAGTAATATAGAGAAGGTGTTGTCTCAGCCGGGACCAGGACCAAAGCTTGACCCGATACCCATGATTACGCCCCTGTCCAGCACCGCAGCCCTTATGAAGGAAGTCACCCTATACAAAGAGGCTCTGATTACCATACGTGGGCTAGGGAGTGTGTGTAAGGAGTTTGCTACCTGTAAGCATGAGCCCTGTAAGGACTCGGCAGCAGCTTGTCTAGTAGCTACAGAAGCTCTGGAGCAGGGGGAGCGGGTAGATCCTTTCATGTCTGATATATCCAATGTATTTATAGGAGGAGAGTGATATGTCAACTAATGATGTGCCGGGGGCAAACCCCATACATAACGATGTTCTGGCTATGGGTTGCTGGGCGGAACATGATGATGGTTCCTTGATATATGTTCAGTCTGCTGAGGGTGGGCGGATCGTATATCAAATGTTCGATCTGTCAGAAGATCCTATTGTTGAGTATAGAGATGCTATGCCGGAGCAAGGCTTTAAGAAAACCTTTTCCTGGGATGCTTCTGATCCTGATTCTGAGAAATGGACTTGGCATGACAAGACTCCGTTTCCATGGGGTAGGGTTATTCAGCATGGAGCCAAAGACGGTGTGCACCATGCGTCTGCCCATGACCTGCTCAGTGCTGCTGCCCGGGTAGCCACTTCTCTTAAGACTAAGGGTCGTGAGTACAAGAAGGGGATAGACGATCACATGATGGACATTAAAGCCAAGGGACCAGTGAGGAATCGGATCATTGACAAGGTACAGAGCGCGATAGACAGAATGAGGGCTTAGTATGTCTGAGGTTATTGAACGGGAATGTGATAGGTATGCTGGTAGGGTGCGTACTGATATGCATTGTCATGATTGCAGTAAAGATTTTATTGGGGTGATTGACTTTGATGTTAATGGCAATCATGAATTGATCTGTCCTCATTGTGGTCATGTACATTGCAGGGTAGTTACTGATGGAAGAATAACCGGCGAGCGGTGGGATTCCAGGCACGGTAATAAAGAGATCTGCCGTACAGAAAGGATATGGACTCATAACACTGTTAGGGCTCAGACCAGTTCAGCTGCTCATTTTCTTAGAGACCGTTGGCTAAATAGGAGTGATTGATGGCAGCTTGGACTGATCAATATTTTACTGATACAGGTGGTACATCTACTTATGAAACTGTGTATGTAACCACTAGCAGTACTGGAACGGCAACAGCTTCGACTACATTTCCAGATACAGCTCCGGTTAGGGTGGTTAGAAGTGTTGAGTATCAGGAAGTACCAGTAAAGGCTGGAAGGCGTAAGGTAGAGAGGGGGACTACTTTGGAACTGCCTGATGGATCTGTATTGCATGTAGACCACAGCGGTAACTTTGAGGTGTTGGGCCACAATGCCAAGATAACATACAAGGGCAATCAGATACGTGAATTTAATAAGTATATCAATGCCAGCGATCTGCTTGAAGCCTTCATTGATGATCTTGGGCAGGCTGGGGTAAAGCAGGGAGAAGTATTGGCAGTACCCATAGAGATGTTCATCAATTGGTTGATACATAAGGCAGCTGAACAGGATGGAGATCCGGTACCCAGAGGGGTGCCCTTGTTGGAGGCAGATGCCCATAAGAAGCAGCATCCAAGGTGTAAGTGTTGCGGCCGGTTCATAAAAAAAGTCCTGGCTAACGATGGGATGATGTTTTGTAATGGCGAGCATTATCAGCAACAGTTAGCAAAGGTAGGTGCGTAATGCGATGGGTACTGTTTATAGTATTGATGTCGGTTTCTTCATGGGCGTGGGCAGGGCATAAGCATACGGAAGATTGGTATGTACAAAAGTGGTGTCCTAAGAAGGGTGGAGTTATAGAGTATCGACTGCCTAATAGTACAAGGGTAGATTGTCTTACAGAACATAATGCCATTGAGTTCGATTTTGTAAGAAAGTTTTATGAAGCTGTGGGGCAGTCTTTGTTCTATGCCATGTTTACCGGTAGGAGGGCCATGATTGCTTTGATAATAGAAGATGATGAAAAGGACCTGAAGTATTACCGCAGGGCTTGGGCCTTGATTGATCACTATGGTTTACCGATAGATGTTTGGCCTGTACGTGAAGAATAACATTAATAACGGGGTAGTAGTATGTATAGCGCGAGGAGGCTAGAGCAGAACCGGGATAGGTTCTACAGATATATAGAGCGGTTGTTGGATTTGGCTAGGGCAGGTGATCCAGAAGCACAAGAAAGATTGGGGCTACCGGTAGAGCTTAGGCACTATTCAGATTTGTATGTACCAAATGGGAAGGTGGTAGATGATGCTGGAGAATAGAATAGGAAGGTTTCCTGACATTATTTCAGGGAAATAATGTAAATACTATTTGACAAACGTAGTTACAATTGTTATAGTTATAGTAAGTTAAATATTTATCCAAGACCCATGAGGGGCACACCATGTTAGAAATTATCTTAGCTGCAATTACCATCCTAGTGGCACCTGTGGCGATTGCAGCCATTATACAGTTTGAGATGAATATGAGTGATGTGGTTTATTTGGACCCAGAAACAGATGTGGAGACTCGTAGCACTAGAGTCTTTGGTATTGAGTTGGAAGTTAAGCAATAGGAGGCGGGATGAGCAAGTTAGGATTGGTAGTTGTAATCATGTACGGAACCCTGCTTCTGTTGGGTTTGGGAGTTTTGATATTGGATCTTAGAGGTATGGGCGTAGTGTGTGGCCTATTAGGTGGCTGGGGTAGTACCATGCTAGTTACTTACCTGTACCTGCGGCGCTATTCAGTCAGGAGAAATCCGTATTTTTAATCCAGGAGGGGCAAGATGGGATCAGCAAGTAACAAATCATATGTAACAGTAGAACAGCATATCTGCCCAGTCTGTGGGGTGGAGCATGACTCGGGAGCAATACTGATGGACCGTAGGATGCGAGATAGGTTTGAGCACACCACACTTACGGGCTATTCGCTGTGCGATGTACATCAGAAGCAGAATGACGAAGGCTATGTATTCCTGATAGGCGCAATTCCTAAGGGTGTGCACAGTGACAGAAAGTCCAATTTCAAAGAAGATGATGTGACCCGCACCGGGGAGTTGGTGTCCATCAAAAGGCATGTTGCTGAGCAGCTGTTTAATTGTGAGGTAGCACCTATGATGTACGTTGAACCGGCAGCAGTTAAGAAGATTCAAGAAATCTGTACCGCACACGGCATAGATCCAAACCTGGAGGGTGATGATGGCAACGAAACGTAAGATCAGAAAACGCAGTAGGGTGAAAAAGAGGAAGGAGGCATGGCAGATAGCCTTCGATAAGGTGCTTGATGCTTTGTGGGAGAGAGATTATGAGATAGCCTACATAGCAGAGCAAGCTGGGGTAGCCCCCAGTACTCTACGTAACTGGATGATAGGTGCAACGTATGCTCCACGTCTGGTCACCATAGGTAAGGTGCTGCCGGTGCTTGGCCTGACCATCAGTGTTGAGTAGGCTATGGCAGTCACCATTGTGCGGGGCCTCCCCGCAGTAGAACAAAATGAGGAGGTTATGGTGTTGGTGTGCAAGGCCTGGGATAAGAATGTAGACTTCAGTTCTTACGCCCGGGGCCTTGCTCTCTTGTCACTTACGACTACAGAAAAACAAGAGTTGCTTTGGTTAGCCAAGGTGTGGAGTTACAAGTTCTGTTTGTAGAAAGTATGCACTTAAGTGCGAGGAGAAGGAATGAAGCGGCCTCATCGTCTGGACAATACGACCTATAAGATTCGCCCACCTGTTATTGATGAGTCGGTATACATTACTGTATGCGACTATCATGGCAGACCGGTGGAACTATTCATCAACAGCAAGAACATGCAGTCCTTCCACTGGATCAGCTACCTGACCCGTTCTGTGAGCCATCGCCTGCAGGAAGGTGAATGTGTAGACAAGATCATCCAGGAAATGAGGGATACCTATGATACCAAAGGTGGGTATATAATCCCTAAGTCCAAGGGTATCAGGGCCAACAGCGTGGTAGATCATATAGGTCATGTGCTGGCGCTGCACATGGTAAGACTGGCAAGAAAGAAGGAGTCCAAGCGTGTCGAAACTGATGTACAGCGAGAGCCATAGTCTTCTTTGTAGGGTTGACACGGATGGCGCATACCGTGTCATCAACGGGGGTTGGGAGGGCAAGAGGGATGGGGATCGGTTTGTTATACAGCATACGAAAAAGGTGCTGACGATAACTGATTGGGTCGAGTATTCAAGATCACAGTTTAAGAAGAAGTACCCGGCTTTCGGGTACTAGGAGGAACAAGCATGAAGAACCAACAGTATGTAGAGGCGTCAGCCAGAACAGAACCTGCCATGCCTGAGGGCATGCATATAGAGGCTCAGACTGCCAGAATATCCCATGCCATTCTGGGCATTGTGGGTGAGGCCGGTGAGGTACTGGATTGGTTGCGGGACGGGCCGATCAACATGTCCGTGGATGTAATACTGGAACTCAAAGAGGAGATGGGCGACATATATTGGTATCTGGCGGTGTATAGTCGGGTCAGGTGTAAGCCCTTGGATGCTCTGGTGGATTGTGGTGAGTGTATCTATGATGAAGAAACAGCTACGGAAGCCAGTGTGGGCCTGATGTTGAAAGCTACCAATATCATGGACTACTGGAAGAAGTGTCTGTTTTACGGGAAGGAGAAGGACTTTGTGTTGCTGGACTGTATGTTTGGTGAGTACATTCGGGCATTACGCAGAGTAATGACCTGTTGTGGTTTCATAGAAGAGCAGATCCTGCAGATGAACTACGACAAGTTGAAGGCCCGGTACCCAGATGGGTTCTCAGAGGATAACGCCATCAACCGGGATAAGGGGGCTGAAAAGGAGGCCATGGCAGAGAGTACAGTATCATGAGTGACATGCTCAAAGTCAGGATGTTTGACCAGCCCAGTGATGCCCCCACCTACAGGCCCCCGGAGTATGAGGCTGTCACGTTGAAGTCAGTCAATGTTGTGGGGAACGGGACGACAGATGGGAACCCCACTGTAGATCTGATCTTGATAGATGATAGAGGTCAGAAGTATGTGGCCTTGGTAAAGGGCTCGTTCATTGAGGCCGTGGGTGGGGCGGTATCTGGTAAACGCAAGAAGAGTAAGCACTAAATAACATTTGACAAACCCAGTATATCTGGTATAGTTATTGTATAGTTTATGAAATCTCAAGGAGGGACACATGTTAGAAGTATCCGCATTTGGAGCCATTGGTGATTCTGCCACGGTCTGCCAGAAAGAATTGGTAGGGGGCAAGGGTGCAGCACTAGCTGAGATGGCTTCTCTAGGGTTGCCAGTACCACCGGGTTTCACCCTGACCACAGAGCTTTGTAATCTCTACCGCTGGCTACATCAATATGGCCGAAAGGCAGAGGACAAAGATGCTGTCATTGAAGACATCATGGAGCTGATAGTAACGCCCATGTTGGAACGGTTGGAGAGCCATTTTGGATACATGCCTTTGTTAAGTGTTCGTTCCGGTGCTCGGGTGTCGATGCCTGGAATGATGGACACAGTTTTAAATGTTGGGCTAGTTGAATCCAACCTTGTGGAATGGGCAGATCGTATAGGTGGACGGGCTACATTAGATAGCTACCGTAGACTTATTCAGATGTATGGTTCGGTAGTCCTCAATGTTGAAGATAGACATTTTGAAGGAATACTCCAAAGTGTTAAGGATCGTGCCGGAGTGGAGGACGATGCAGGGCTTGAAAATGAGCATTTGTTTGGTTTGAACGAGAAGTACCTGCAGCTGTTGGACAGCATCAATGAGCCGCTTCCTCAGACCTTGGAAGAGCAGCTGGCTGGAGCTATTCGGGCAGTATTTGATAGTTGGGATAATGACAGGGCTAAGCACTATCGTAAGATGCATGGGTACCCAGATGATTGGGGTACAGCTGTAGTCGTTCAGGCCATGGTGTTTGGCAATATGAATGAGCAGTCCTGTTCCGGCGTGTTGTTCACCAGAGACCCAGCCACTGGGCAACCTGGAGTTGTTGGTGAGTTCCTTCCCAATGCTCAAGGCGAAGATGTAGTTGCCGGAGTCAGAACCCCGCAACCTCTTATTGATATGTTTGATTGGAATGAGTCGGCACATATAGAGTTGTTTGAATTGGCTCATAAGATGGAATTGCATTATCGTGATATGCAGGACATGGAGTTCACAGTTCAGGATGGGAAGTTGTATATCCTGCAAACCAGAGATGGTAAGCGTACTGCCAAAGCAGCCTTTAGGATTGCCCACAATATGTATACGGAAGAGATGATATCCAAGGAGGATATGAGAAAGCGGCTGACTGGTAAGATGTATGATGCACTCAAGTGCACCAAGATTGACCCAGAGCATTATGTTGAGCCCTGCCACAAGGGGATTCCAGCGGGGGGTAATGTAGTTTCGGGAGTAATCGCTACCTCAAGTTCCATGGCGGTAGCCTTGGCAGGCAAAGCCAACGTAATCCTGGTAACGAATGAGACGACCCCTAACGACATCAAGGGTATGGAGGCTAGTGTAGGTATCCTGACACGTACAGGAGGAGCTACTAGCCACGCTGCAGTGGTTGCTAGGGGCCTAAACAAGGCCTGTGTGGTGGGGTGTCAGGACCTGGACCTTGATACTGTGGCAGATAATACGCATGTAACCATAGACGGTGCCACTGGGGAGGTCTGGTTGAAAGACATGCCCCTGGTGGGGGGTGGTAGTGATTCCTATGCTGAGACAGTGCTTGAAATTCTGAGAGGCGCTAAGGAGAAAGCGCCAGCATATGTTTTTAGCGGCACCCTGCAGGAAGGAGAGCCTGTCTGGATAGATACAGCCCACATGTCCGTGTCTAATATGGTGGATGTTATTGCTGCCCTGACGTATCACCCGCTGGTAGTCATAGAGTTGTCGGATTGGTTCAGTAACGGTGATGGCCTGGATGATAATTTTTTCAAGACCATGATAACTCCGCAGTACATTAAGGAGGCTAGGTTGGAAGGTCTAAAGACTAAGGTACTGGCCTTAGAAGCAATAGCAGTAACCAAGCATCCGGTGGTGTTCGTAAAGCTGCCAGATATTGCCCCAGCCGCTTATAAGAAGTCACTGGAGAAGGCAGGATACACGGTACTGGGATCGGTGAACACAGTAGCTGATTTGTTGAAGGGCGGGGTGGTAGACCCCTCAACTGACTTTATCAAGAAGGTCATGGGTGGGAAGACGGCGTACAACAAAATGATAGCGATGTTGAAGAAGAACGGTGTGGAGTTTATGGACATGCCGAAACCAGTATACAAAGAAATGGAAGTATACGAATTGCTGGGTTAGGGGTAAGACGGTACACTACGGGAGTCCCTAAGTATGGAACCTCCGTATGACAATAAAGACAAGGCATAGGTGCCCCAAGTGTACAGGGGCGGCATGGTTGGAAATAGAAGACAGAGAGGTGGTGATTCGATGCCTCTGTGGGTTTCTAAAGATAGTGGAAGAAATTCGGGACGGTATGGTAATCACCCGGACTGAACATCCCACACTCCATTCCCTGCCAAGGACCGGAACAAAGCTCTCAAAGTGCCTTGGAGCCCTGTATGTTTACTCTCCTCAAAGCACTGGAGAGTTGGCTGTAAAACTAGACCAGACGAACAATGAAACAGCAGTTCAGTTGACCGTACTGCAGACCAAAGGATTGGCAGTTAAGGTGACGCAGGGGAAAGGAATCCCCGGTGGTAGTGTTTGGGATATGAGTAGCATTGGTAATCGTCTATTGGATGGAGGAAGAAATGAGTAAGTTGACCACATTAGTACTAGGGATCAAAGAAGATAAGAGTTTTTATCTGAACGACATTAGGGTGACAGTTACAGGAGTGCCTACAGACCGCAGTTTCGTAGTGTCTGTCGGTGGGGAAAACATACCTGTAGTTGGTAGCCAACCGATACCCTTAGGCATGACACCAGAAGTATTTCTTATGGTGGGGCCGGGGACACACAGGACTTCCATGCATCGTAAAGGCACAGCAAAGGTGGTGATTCAAGCCCCTAAGGAAGTGACTATCCTGCGGGAAGACCTCTATTTGAAGGGTTTTGATGAGCGTAACCATAGTAAGGAAGTCCCAGGTACAGCCTAATCTGGTGCTGCAAGGATTTGAAATAACCCCAGAGGCCTTGGATGATTATTATCACATGTTCCCCGGTGGGTCGGAGGAGCACCTGGATGGTTTGCTCCGAAAGATGGTCAAAGTAAAGGTGAAGGGCGGAACGCATGCAGTTGGAGAGGCCCTGTTTCAAGTGAATAAAGCCAGGGTGTTTGGGATCGGTTTCTTAGCAGGAATGGGAGCCAAGCCAGGACCCCTCAGTTGCCCAGTGTGTGGTGGGCGGGGAAGTCTGGTCTTTTATGATGAATGCCCTTTGTGCCATGGAAGTGGATGCCCGTCATGTTCTGATGGGATGGTTAAGGTAGAGAAGCCATGTACGCATGGCACTTGTATAGTAAAAGCGAGAGGGAAGGGAAATGCTAGGAAAAAGACTCAGCGGAAGCATCATTTTCAACAACGGCATCGTAGACGGTAGGATCTACGGCGGATCATATCTCGACAGGCCAAGACAGCTGCCAGGAGTAAAGATGGCCGTAGAGATTCCTTTGACCTGCGATGTCAGCATACCTACGAAAGATTTCAGTGTCCCGCCTGCAAAGGTGATGGAGCGGGGTATGATACATGCCTATGTACTGTTACAGAAGCACGGCATGATCTATGTCGGCTGCATGGGTGGGGTTGGTAGGACCGGGTTGTTCATGGCCCTCATGGTCCGGTGGATGAATGAGACTATGGCCCGGTACTCTAAGAGGACAAGGATTGGCCCCCAAACAAAGGTACGACACCTTTTGCGCGGTCCCGGGTCTGGATGGGGTAAGGAAGCTATTGGGGACTGTGAATATGTCCCGCCTATTGCTTATGTACGGAAGGCATATTCGCCTCATGCCGTGGAGACAGAACAGCAGAAGAAGTACGTTACTGACTTCGACATGACTAGACTGAATGCCTTGGTGGGGTGGCTGTAAATAACATTTGACAAACCTACCTGACTATGACATAGTTATGGTATAAATAAACACAAGGACGGGATCATGGAAACAGTAGCACAGCCTCTTGCGCTCCAAAAGAATAGGCCATTGGTATCAAAGATAAAGCTGGGTAACCTGCCTCTTATAGGTACGGCATACCAGATGAGAAAGGCTCTGCCCAAGCTGGGCGATGGGGCGACCCCAGACTCTGAAGCCATCAAGTTCTATTTGCATAATCATGCTTACATGCTGGTACAGCAAAGAAAATCAGAGTACGAACCCCTAGGAAAGTATCAGCCTGTTGTAGAGGCTTACTTCTCAGTAGGCACCGAGGTTTTTCAGCGTTTGTTTTATTACCTGCTTGTCATATGCACTAGGGAAGCAAGGCATGTGCATAACAGCAACAACATTTTTAATAAGGTGGAGCAAAAGTTTGGGATTATGTTGGCAGAGTACCTGCAGAAACTTAAAGCGTCCGGTGGTGACGGTGCAATAGACCTTATTAAGGATACCACGATGGATATCAGCTTGGGGCAGTACACCACGTTCCTAGAGTTCGTGTTTGACATGGGTGGTTTTAGTGGTGGTTACGGTGGTCAGCCTTGGGTAGATGTAGCTGGGTGCCTTAATAGATTTGTGCATGGTAAGACCAGCGGGGAGACTATGGTAGACACCGGGTTTACGTTGGCCCACAACAATGGTCCCATATTTAATAAGCCGCTGTTGTATAGCAAGTATTCTGCGAATTTTGGACCCCTGCTGGATGTTCAGCGTGGGGGCATGATTCCACAGTTGGTCTGGGAAGCCCGTAAGGGCTGCACCTATATGAAGGCAGCAACGAACTCCCCGGCGATACAGGGTATGCATAAGCACCTGGAGGCCATTGTAGGGAACGAGTTCTCTGGTAGGGTTGATTGGGATCAGGTTAAGAACCTCGGGGCGGAGTACCCGGTGGATACGTTCAAACAGAAGGCTCTGATGCATTATGGTACAGCACCTAAGGTAGTAGCTGTAGACCTTGCTAAGGATGAGAAACAGGATGTGTACTTTGTGACTCCAAGTCAGACTGTACCTAAATTGACACGTAAGCAATTAGTATTGGGATCATAGGAGCAAGACATGAAAAAGATAGGATTCGTACCAGAGGTGTCCACTACGGAAGACATGTATGATGACCTGCCGTCTGGAGGTAGTCCCGGTGGTGTCTGGGACAATGACCTGGAGCAGTATAACCAGCAGGATTTCTTCTCCAAGGGAAGTAGTAAGTCCAAGGGGGGTAAGGGTGGGTTTAAGCGGTGTTGGGAGACGCATCCACCCCTGCCTATTGTAGTAGAAGGCAAGACGTACTTTGTACGTGGCGGAAGCTGCCACTATGAGCCTAAGGAGACGGATATTTTTCTGGGCTTTGATTATGGCATGTCCAGAAGTAGTTCTTTGGCGTACCCATGGGTGAAAGGTGAGGCGTTCCTGTATGAGATTATGGATATGCATGCCCCTAGTGACCCAAAGAGTTTCAAGCAGCTGATTGGCTATCTGGCTAAGAGCATCCTGGCAGGTAAGCGGGTGTATATGGGCTGCATAGGTGGGCATGGTAGAACCGGGCTAGTACTTGCTGCACTGGTTACGTACATGACCGGGGAGCTGGACAGCATAGCCTATGTGAGGAAGCACTACTGCAAGAAGGCGGTGGAGGCCAAGTGTCAGGTGACGTTCCTGAACAAGCATTTTGGGATCACGAAAGCAGAGCCGACTAAAACCTACGGAGACTTTGGTGATGCTTGGGGGACGAACTCCAAGAAGAAAAGGAACGCGGCCTATGATTCTCGTAAGAAAGCTTCGGAGCCCAAGGACAAGACCTCGTACATCAGGCCGGTGAAGACGCATATGTGCATCCATGGAAAGAAAGCACATCTGAAATAACATTTGACAAACGTAGCCACCCATGGCATAGTTATATTATAGAGAGGGCAAACTCATGGAGGGAAAGATGGCCGTAAATATAGACAGCAAGAGCGTATTCAAAAAGCTCGGAATATCCGGCAGTTACGAAGAAGCATTAGCCAATGATATAACGGTGGATACAGTGTTGGCCGGTATCACGCTCACTAACAAGCATCAGTTTAAGAATTACATCCCGTTTGGAGAGGGTGTGATTGGCATGTTGATGAAAGACACCCTTGGGCAGTACAGCAAGTCTCATCTGTCTCATCTGGTAAAGGTTGCTGTAGATAAGTTGGTGACCCAGACGGTAGAGCAGGCAGACCCTGGTGGTAAAACTTCAGAGTGGCCTAATTGGAGCGATGAGATTGAGACTAAGGGCACTGTTACTGTAGATGGTAAGAAGGTAGGTGATGTCACCAATGTATCTATCAAGGTAGGAGACCCGGATGTATTGGCGGGGGATGATGCGGTTGTCTTGAATGCCCTGGACACCTTCGTTGCCAACAAGAAAAAGAAACCAAAAGGTGTGCCTCTCAAGAAGACAGCCACTAAGAAGGGACCAAATCTTGATGCCCCATCGGTGTCATTGAAGAAGGCTAATTATTTGTATCAGCCGGTAACTGGTACCAGTGATCATAGTAGGTACTTCCTGATAGCCAAAGCAAAGAATGTTCGTGTTGCTGCCAGGATCAAGGGGCATAAGTTAAGCCTCAGGGTAGAAAGCCCTAATTTGGAAAAGTACACTGCCCAGTTGTCAGGAGCAGGGTTGGATTTGATGGGTACGCATGCATCCATACATCTGGGTGTTGGTAATCTTAAGATGGCTAAGCGTACTGTTGGAGCCCTCCTGTTGGATATGGGTTTTGATTGGGATACCAAGATGCCTGATATTAAGCAGATTTACGGGAAGGGGGTGTAGGATGTTAACGCAAGAACAGTTTGACAGCCTAGAGATTGGGGAGGTCATAGAAGCCGGGGTTCTGTTTGGCAGCATGACCAATGAACCTATCTGCTGGTCGATCCTGGGTAAGAGCGAGGCCACGATGCACTTAAGTGCTCACTGGGAGGGGGTGCTCATGGGGGAGTACACCTATAAGTTGAATAAGACCTCGTTAGGGTATCTGTTACGGAGGGTGGAGTTATGAAATACTGGGCAAAGCTATATCACATGGCTAGTAAGATTTCTGATGTGATGCACATGGGGATACATCTTAGGGCGCAAGCGGGTAAGTATCCCATAGTGGATGGCTCCATGAGTTTTAGGGTGGAAGGAATGACCGGTATGGAGCTGACTGCAAAGATCATAGGGTACAATTACTATGAGAAGGATGAGGCCCTGGATGTTCTGGTTTCAGTATCTGGTAACCTCGCTTTGTTGATACATGCCACAGAAGACGACTTGCATGTTTGGGTCATGGATATGAGTCGATTCACTGAGAAGTTTGTAAACGGAGTGAAGGCCAGTATGCTAAGTAGGAAAAGTCACGACACCATGATTACTTTGTTGAAGAAGGGCAGGGTTAATATGTATGCCTATAAGCAGGGGGAGTGGGCCGCATGCTAAGGATATGGACCTCCTCCAAGCCGGGGGACATCAAGAAGGCGGTTCTAAGCGTCCTACAGGAGCAAAAGTACCCGACCCCACATAAGATACACAGTTTGAAAACCAACGAGCCTCCATCCCTTTCCAAGGGCGAGGTTTGTTTGTCGTTAGGGGCCAAGGCTTTAGCTAAGTTGCAGGATTTGGGGCTATGTCCGAAAGGTAGGACGATCACCTCCATGCGTGGAAAGGAGATCCCGTATTCAGGTGGGGTGATCCTTGTAACCTATGACCCCGGTATTGGGATGATAGATTACAGTAAGTACACGGATATGCAGATAGACGTAGCCATGGCTAACCGCAGGGTTATGACTGGCACGTTGGAGCCTGAGGTGGGGAACTACCGGTGGGTAAAGGACTTCAATGACCTAGTTATGCAGGTGAAGGTCAGGTACGCAGAGAAAGGCAGGCCAGTACCGTTGACCTATGACCTGGAGACCGTTGGGCTGATTGAGTACAACGAAGAAGCCTGGATCGTCAGTATCAGTTTTACGATTGATGATGGTATGGCCGATGTCATATATTTTGAAGGCCTGCATGACCAGCCAACAAGTGGTCTGTTGGAACAGATAGACTGGTTACTGAACACCAAAGAGGTGATTACCAGAGGGGCCAATGCCAAGTTTGACCGTAGGTGGATCAAGTATAAGTGGGGCCTGGAGAACGACAATTACAAGATGGACACCACGCTGGTTGGGTCTCTGCTAGATGAGAACAGATCCAATAGTCTGAATACGCATGCCAAGGTGTACACGTCCATGGGGGGCTATGATGATGCCTTCAATGCCAAGTTTGATAAGTCCCAGATGCATAAGGTGCCAAAGAAGGATCTGCTCCCTTATGCCGGGGGGGATACTGATGCAGACTACCGTGTAGCCAATGTTATGCGTAGTAAGTTGTTGCAGGACAGTAAGTTAGCCAACTTTTATGTGAAGTTGTTGCACCCAGCCAGTATTACGATCCAGCACATGGAGGAGGTGGGTATATTGCTTGACGTTCCGTACTACATGGAACTCCAGCAGAAATGGACAGCAGAGCTTGCTCGAGTGGAGAAGATGGCGATAAGTCTGATGTCCAGACGGTTGCAGATAAAGCACCGGGGCAATCTGAAACTCACCAGAGCTGCTTTGTTGAAGGATCACATGTTCAGTAGGCAGGGCCTGCATCTGAAACCGTACAAGGTAACGGAAAAGACTGGGCAACCCAGCACGGCAAAAGATCATCTGATAATGTTTGCTGACAAGCCAGAAGTGGCGGCATTCTTAGAGCTGTACCAGGAGTACACCACACTATCAAAGACTCTGAATACCTACGTCACAGGGTTCTTAAAGCACCTCAGGAGTGATGGGAGGTTTCACCCCACAGGATTGCTGCACCGGGGAGACTACATGGGGTCTGGGGAATCTGGGACTGTGACCGGCCGCTTGGCCTTTAAAGATCCAGCAGCACAGACGATTCCCAAGCACACGAAGTATGCCAAGCCCCTGCGTAAGGGGTACATAGCTCCACCGGGGTTTGTTGTAGTCAACTTCGATTACAGTCAGGGGGAGTTGAAAGTAACGGCCTGTGTTGCCAATGAGCCCACCATGATACGACTGTACAAGGAGGGTATTGACCTGCATATGGTTACTGGGGGGCAGCTGAATGGCTATACCCAGGAAGATATGTTGGAGATGAAGACGAAAGATTCTGCGTTGTTCAAGGTGATTAGGCAGGGAGGCAAGGCAGGTAATTTTGGGCTGATTTATGGTATGAGTGCAGGCGGGTATCAGACCTATGCAAAGGATACGTTTTTTGTAACGCTCAATCAGGCAGAAGCCAACTATCAGAGAGAGGAGTTTTTCAGGATGTATCCAGGGCTGGTTGAATGGCATAGGCAATACAAGGCAGGAGCCCACAGGTGGGGGTATATTAGGTCACCGCTTGGTAGAATACGGCACCTGCCGTTGATAAACAGCCCTGATCAGGCCTCTTCGTCAAAGGCTGAGAGACAATCCATCAATAGTCCTGTACAGTCTACGTTATCGGATCTAACGCAGTATGCTCTGGTGTTGTTTAATGCCAGATACGGTAGGCCGCATGGTTGCCAGTTCTTTATGACGACACATGATTCATTGGCAGCTTATATCCTGGAGGATGAGGTAGATGCTTGGGTACCAAGAATGACGGATATCATGGAGAATCTGCCTCTGGAAGAAACCTTTGGGTGGGAGGCCCAGCTACAGTTCACCACTGATGCTGAGATGGGACCGAACCTAGCAGAGATGGAAGAACTTTAATAGAAGTCGTAGAATCAGAAGATACCCCATAAATGGTTGGAGATAGCTATGTCGGAAGATAGGTCTGAAGAAGTCAAAAGTGAAACTTCTTTGACGGTCATTAAGGCAGTAGACCCTGTGAGTTCTGCTGGTGTTCTAACTTCTAATGCTTTGCGGGAAGAAGACGACTTTTCTGAAATGTACTTCTCAGCAGCCTCTGGGGAGGGTAATGTTATACAGCCCCCGTATGATCCAGGTACTTTGTTACGGATGGGGACTGAGAACAATACCTTGTCCCAGTGCATTACCGCCTATGAAGTGAACATAGATGGCACCGGATTTGAGTTAGAAAACAAAGACTTGGAAGCGGAGGATGCCGAGGAAGAAAAGGATTCTGATGGCATTAAGGATTTCTTTAATGAGTGTTGGCCTAGAGAGTCCTTTGGCACTCATAGGCGCAGGCTCCGCAGGGATGTAGAGGGCAGTGGTAACGGGTACCTGGAAGTAATACGCAACGCAGCAAGTCAGTTGGTCTTTACTAGGCAGGTAGCTACTCAGACCATGAGGATATGTAAGTTGACTGCTCCGGTGCCAGTAAAGAAAAAGATTACCCGGGCAGGTAAGGAGTTAGAAGTCACTGTAATGGTCAGGGATCGTGCCTTTGTACAGAAGGTAGCGGATAAGACAGTGTATTTTAAGGAATATGGGGCCTCCAGAGATATCAATAAAGATACTGGGGAGTGGTCTGCTCCAGGGGCAAGATTGCCAGCTGCCTTGCGAGGAACTGAGATCCTGCACTTTACTGCTTTGAAGGATGTGGATACCCCGTATGGTGTTCCACGCTGGATCAATCAGGTTCCCTCGGTATTGGGGTCTCGTAAGGCAGAAGAGCTGAACCTGGACTTCTTTGATTATGGAGGTATCCCACCAGTTCTGCTTATGATTCAGGGTGGTCAGATGGATGAGGCCTCCAAGAAGCAGCTGGAACGGATCATGAATAAGGGGCCGAAAGCCCAGCTACGTGCTGCCATATTGGAGGTGCATTCTACCACAGGTACCCTGGATAGTAATTCTGCTGCCAAGATTGACGTTGAGAAGTTTGGGGATGAGCAGCAGAAAGATTCCATGTATGAGACCTATGATGATAGGTGTGAGCGCAGGGTGCGGTCCAGTTTCAGACTCCCGCCGCTGTTCCTGGGTAAGGCTGAGGACTACAACTATGCCACAGCCTTTGCCAGTTATACCGTGACGGAGACACAGGTGTTTCAGCCGGAGAGGGTAGAGTTTGATGAGATCGTGAACAATACTATCATGAAGGAGTTTGGGGACCATGATCTTGTATATCGGTCTTCGCCACTGGCAGTAAATGATGCAACCATGCAGTTAGATGGGTTGGAGCACGTTAAAGAGAGCATTTCTGGTGAAGATCTGGTGGATGCCGTGAATGAGATTACCAATCAGAACTTGAAGTTTGATCAGGAAGCTGAGACTGAGCGTAAGGGTAAGGAAGAGGAAGATCGGGCTCTGGAGCATGAAGTGAAGAGAAGTATCATAGCTCCACAGGCAGGCCCCGGAACCCCGAAAGCAGCACCGGCCCCTGGTAAAGGGTCGCCAACTCCGGTAAAGAAATCAGACCATATGGAGTTGATGAAGCTGGCTTCTGAGTGGGCGGATCTGGTGGCTTCTCCAGTACAGGACAATGGGGCGTTGACTCTGACCACGCATAGGGTGTCTCTGCTGAGCAAAGAAGAGCGGGATATCCTGGATAGTATGCTGTCTATTAAGCTGTATAGTCACCCTGACAGGGATTGGGACGGAGCCATGGATGTGTGTGGCTGTGCTGCTGACCTTTTGTCTAGGGGCAAGAAGTAATAATGGCTAAGCCAGAGCTGCTGCTATCTCTGGAGGGAGCCCTTAACGACAAGCTTGAGGGTAAGTGGGACAAGGTCGCTCGTAGATTGGCTACGCGGCTGGTAAAAGCCCTGGAAGAAGACGATCTGGCTAAGGTAGATAAGCTGATCAATGAGGCTAGGACAGCCAATCTGCATAAGGGGGAGCACAAGTACATCCGGTATATAGGCCTGTCTTCCATGCTGTTCGGGGCCTCCTTAGTATCCGGTACTGCCAAGAAGTCCTCTATTGCCAAGGCTAAGAAGCCGCCACAGATTCTAGTTCCAGCTGTTAAGCAGATGAAAGTTATGCTGGAAGAGGGGGACAAGACCCTTAGAAAAGAACTGGGGAGGATGGTCCAGAAAGCTATCGAAGTGCGGGACTCTAATCAGGTACAGAAAGCTGCCAAGGTTAGAACCATGGAAGAGATAGTCAAGATGGGTACAGGTAGGGTAGGTAAAGGCATTATCAACATAGCTGCAAGCCTGCATACTTCCAGATTGTCAGCTTATGGGTTCTGTGTAGAAGCGCAGGTTACCGGCATTACCCGCTACGGTATTAATGAGCAGTTGGACAACCGTATTTGTCCTGTATGTCGTGAGATGCACGGTAAGACATTTGAGGTTCAGCAGGCGTATACCCGCCTGGATAGTCTGTTACGGGTAGAGAACACAGAGGATTTAAAGCAGCTGGCCCCTTGGCCCAAGCAGGATAAGAACAGCCTGGAAAGGTTCAAGCGCATGAATGAAAGTGATCTTGTATCCGCAGGTTGGAGTATTCCGCCATTTCATCCTGGGTGTCGTGGGTTATTGTCCAAGACTATGGATGTCCCAGCATTGCCTGCTGCAGCTGCAGATGTGCCTGTATCTACGGATATAGCTGGCGTAGACCTTGGTACCCCAACAGGAATCGTATCCTCCGGGGTTATAGATTTAGCTGTAGAGGGCGCGACCAAGACCTTTAGTATGCCTAAGAGGGCGATAACTTCTGGTGACAAGCTGGTACTGGTGGATACTTTAGAGCTGGATAAGATCTGGAAGAAGGACAAGGATTATTACATTGGTGTGGGCGGAGAAGGGGGCATCAGTGGTAGGTACGCAAGGTTTGAGAAGTACCTGGATGAGCATGACGATATCCTGGTTTCAGAACTTGGGATCAATGAATATGGCATGTCGTTTACCAATGGAAGACATAGAGCCGCTGTCCTGAGAGACAAGGGGATGATATACCTGCCGGTAGCTATGGATGATGAAAGTATCCAGTGGGCCAAGAGTCTGAAACTAATTGAAGATTAATGAAATAAACCTTTGACATACGTTACTCCCCCAGTATAATACGTCCCATCGCTTAGGAACATATTGTCAGGTAACTGGCAGAAAGGGGTGAAGGCAACGCAGCCCCGGGTGTTTCGACATCCTATCCAAGCAAGCCGAGGTGGTGGGGCAAGCCCCATAATTCGATGCACTATCGGAGATATCTGACGAGTAATTAGGCAGAAGTAGCCCATAATAACCAAAGGGGCCGCTGTGAAGTGATCTGCTAAAAGCAAGTCGGGGACACCAAAGGGTAGTCATATAGTCTGAGTCGGTAGATAAGGGCATATGGTAGTTGAGGCGAACAGGGCGAAGGTTCAATGTTCGTTGAAAACAGACAATTAGCAGACATGTGAAAGTCATTAGGTGTGTGGTATTTTGGCCCCGAAAGGGATTGAAGCCACTGACAGACCCACATCTTGGTTGTATTATGTAGCTCATCTGGTAGAGCTACGGCCTTTGAAGCCGTTGGTAACTGGTTCGATCCCAGTCGTAAACAAGTGAAAGAGGTCTGTCGGTGTTGGATTAAAGTGGCTTAATGCTGTACCACCTCGGTGGAATACAGTGCCATGACACCTCACAAGGTAGATTGGTTTGGCTAGAGGTAGCACTTTGGGAGCGGCCACTCTCGGGGGTATACTGAAAGTTGAGTGATTCAACAGTATGAAGGTACCGCCACCTTCTAAAAAAAGGCAGTCATGCTAGGTACACCTCTGCACTTCGGTGGGGGGTGTGGATAACTGAAGAACTCCAGGTTGGTAGCCTGTAGGTAATGTCAGTAAAGTTTAGTACGAGAGGTTGTAGTCTCAGACCGATCAAATCGAAACCCTGATCTCACAAGGATCGGGGTTTTATTTTGCCTATGCACTTAAGTGCGTCTCCTTGCATTTCGGAGCACTCACAACCCCCCAACCCTAAAACATAAGCCCACAAGCAGCACTTAAGTGCGTAGAAAGTCTTGCATTCGTTGGTTAGAGGTCATATTCTCACCTCATGCGGGTACTTAAATACGATGACGAGAAACAGATTGTCTACGGGGAAGTTTATGCCCCGGGGGTACCCGATGCCCATGGAGATTTCATGACTGAAGACTCCATCCTGGATATGGCCCATAATTTTCTAGCCAATAACCGTGTTGAGAAGATTGATAGAAATCACGATCATAATCAGATCGATGCCGTTGTTGTGGAATCGTTTATTGCAAGACCGGGAGATCCTGACTTCATTGTTGGAAGTTGGGTAGCTGCGGTTAAAGTACACGATCCTGAAACTTGGGGGCAGATCAAAAAGGGGGACCTGAATGGGTTCTCTTTGGATGGTGCAGCTAAAGGTTCAATAACGGAACTAGAGGTTGAAATCCCTGACTTTGTGGAAGGACGCACTACCAAAGCAGAAGATGACCATGACCACACTTTTAAAGTCGCATTTGATGACGAAGGTAATTTTGTGGGTGGTGAGACTGACGAGGTGGCCGGACATATCCATGCCATAGTTAAGGGCACTGTAACCGAAGAAGCGGGTGGGCACAACCATAGATTCTCATACATAGAGGCACTGATTGATGGCTAGACGTAAAATCAAGATATTTGCCAAGCAGTTGGAAGATGTGGATGTGCAGTATTTGTCTCTGGTAACCAGAGCTGCCAGCCGTATTCCATTCCGATTTACGAAATCTGCAGGAGACGATGACATGAGTATTGATCTAAGCGCTATTTTTTCTCTGCGTAAGAAAGAGACTATCCCCACTGTTGCTTTTGTGGCTCTGTCAGCCGATGCTGACGTTGAAGCCTACACTGCGCTGTTGAAAAGTGAGGGGTTTGAAAATGTTGTATTGGAGGAGCAGGATTCAGGACGTATTCTGAAGACCGATGATTCCCCGACTGACGACATCACTATCCTTAAGGTAAACGAAGCTGTAGCTGTTGGCGTGGCTAATATTGCCAAGGCCCTGCAAGGCTTCCCCGATAGCAATATGTTCATGGAGAATGTCCAGAAAGCTGGCTTTGCCCCAAGTGTTCGTATGGCTACCGATATCATGATGGATACCCTTGGCAACATTATGTATGCCGATGGTGACCGCACTGGTGTTGTTGAGAATTTGACCAAGTGCCTGGAAGACTACAAGGGATATGTGGTTAAAATGGCTGAGGCCATCCCAGAGAATGCCTTTAAGTTGGAAGATGCCATTGTAAAGAAGGGCATGCTCCTGGCAGGTACTGGTGGTGCTGAGGAAACCACTGAGGAAACCACTGAGG